AGCGTTATGTAGTTCCTACCAACAAAATTCAACAGATCAGCGTTTTAAAACAGCATTATGTAGGGTTTTCCCACAAAATTAAGACTTACAGCGTTTTAAAACAGCGTTATGTAGTTCCTACCAACAAAATTCAACAGATCAGCGTTTTAAAACAGCATTATGTAGGGTTTTCCCACAAAATTAAGACTTACAGTGCTTTAAAACAGCATAATGTGAGTTTATTCTACAAAATTCAATAGGTTGAGAGTTGAAAACTATATTCTATAGATTAGTAGTAATCGGAATGTATAACAATTAAAACATAAACAACATGAACGTATATGACTTTGCGCCTGACTTAGATTTGAGTAAGGAGGGAGAAGGTTCTATTTTTGGGGTGAAAGGAATAGAAGGCAGTGATGGAATAGTATATGCTAAGGTAGTTAGCTGTATAGAAATTAGGGATTACAGTTGTGAGAGGTGTATTTTTTATGATTATTATAAGGATGAATGTTTATTATCGCGTAGTGATAGTTGTATAGATGGAGATTGGATTTGTAGGTACGAACAGGCTGCCATAGAGGGGGAGTAGGCGGCGCCTTGGGCTAAGGCCTGCGGTTGTAGGTGGAACGTAGGTCGGAGCAGAGCCGGAACAGTTTATTGTGGAACTAAAAAAAATAAAAAGGAGGAGATAGCGATATGAAAAAGGCATTTAAGATATTTTCTATTATGTTTGTCATAGAAATAGTGCTGATAGCTATTTTAGATGCTATGGCGTAAGTGAGAAAAATTTCTTCATTAATTTTCTTATGCTTTAGACAGAATGCTCCCGTCTGAGAAGATCGGAGCATTTGCTTTATGGGATTCATGGTGCGGTAGGCTGGTTCGATTCCGGCGATCTCACACAACATTAAAATAGGGAAGAACATGTTAAAAGAAGAATTTGAAGAACTGATTAAAAGGGAGGTAAACGAAAATCAGTATAAAAACATAGAAACGGCATACGAGGCTTTGCCGGAGTATATGGATAAGATGTATTTAGCAAGTGCTATTTCAAATGATATTGGGAAAGCTATTAATGTCTTATCGTTTTTAGGATCGCATATAAGCGAGTTAATGGGTTCGATAATAATCGAAAGGCAAAAGGTGGAATCATGTGCCTATGATTTAATAAACAAATCGCATGAGGAGGATGACTTGAAAGCAAGAGAGATTGCCGTGCGATTAATAGGAGAGAGGGAAACAGTGGCATACACAGTAAAAGAAGGGCTGCCATTGTGGGAACAAGATAAAAAGTTTATAATAGAATTAATAAAGGAGGATAGAAAATGAAAGACGGTATTGTATTGCATCCAGAGCATGGGTTGAATCCATCCATAGAACTATGCATAGTATGCGGTGAAGAGATGGGGATTGCTTTATTAGGGAATAACATCAAAGGGCAGGCGCCGCATCATATATGCACGGGAGAAATATGTGACAATTGCAAAAAGATAATAGATGACGGAGGTTGTTTTATTATCGAAGTTGAGGATGGATCAGATCAAAAGAATCCGTATCGTACAGGGAGATATTGCGCGATAAAGAAAGAAGCAGCAAAGAAAATACTTGGACAGGAGCATAGTATTGTGTACATGGAAAAGTCTGCGTACAGTCAAATAATACCACAAAAATAAAGAAAGATATGTTTACAAAAGAAGAGCGATTATTCATATGGAAAAAGGTATATGAGATGATTGATAGGTTAGAGGATGGGGAATACATATGTGTTGCGTTAAGAAATGTAGTGTTTATGTATTTCAAAACACATAAAAATATCTATGAGTTTCGTTCAGACGAAATGGTGAGAATATATTTCCCGGAATTGGAGGAGAAGATAAGTATGGCCACAGAACCAGAGGAAACAAGAACGTTTTATGGGTGGTTTGGTTGTCTTAGTCCAGAAACGAAGGAGGTAAGGCTGAATATTGTGAAAGATATTATAAAAGAATTAGAATAGTATTTTTGTTAATCTATTTTATTCATCAAATTAAGTTTTGGGTTTTGGCATGTCGGTTCGTGAGGATAGGCATGCCTATTTCTGCATCATAGAGGGGATGACGCGGCGTGCCGGTGCGTATGTGCCGGTCCTGGTTATCTCACAAACAATAAAACAAAAAAGTTATGAGAATATATAAGAATGATATTATAAAGGCGTCAGCAATAAGCACCGGAGCCGACAGAGGCGTGTTGCTGTGTTCAATAACAGATTCAGGCTTTACGTCTATAGCGGGCGTAATATCGGCTGTTAAGGATAGGTTACCAAACGAAGATCACAAGAAGATGGTTTTTGAAATCTTGAATGATACGAAAAAAGAGTACGGAAGATATAATAATTGCGGAACAAAAGTATTGTAATAAAGAGTAGAAAACAATATGTTTATGTAATATTAGTTTTTTCATTTTTATTGAAAGGAGCGCCGGCCTGTGAAGGTATGCGCTCTTTGTATTTGTATAATGCTTGACATACTCCCATCGCTAAAGCAAACGGGATTCTTGGATACAAACGTACGGAACCCCCCCGGTTTTACAATCGTTGGAATCACCCGTACTTTCCAACTCGGAAATGCCCTTCCGAGGTCGCAAGACAGGGCAAATATAATGTTTAATTATCATCTGACACATAAATGGGATCAGTATTACCATTAAATAACATAAAACAATAATAATATGACAGATAATAACATAGATGTGAATATCGTACCTGTAAAGAATGGTGCGAAACGTGTTGTGGTATCATATTACCATTATTCACGCAAGGACAAAAATCACATGAGTTCCCAAACGGATTACGTTTGGGAAACAAAGAATGAAGAAATGTTTAAATACTTTGAGGCCAGGAGGACAAAAGTATTTTATAGTCAGATTCGTGCCATATGTAGATTCTATGGCAAGAAAAATGTACGTAAATACAAAAAGTTATGATATTAAAAACGACAACCAACGAGTTTTGTTTCATTAACGTAAGTTTCTATGAAACAATAGCAGATCCTCGCTATTTCTTTGAACAAGATTATGAAGAGATGCCGGAATATGAGGAGGAATTAGATTTTGATTTTGATTCTTATTGCAATAAGTTTATTCCTTTTGTACAGGAATGGGCGAATAAGGTGGGCGAACGCCTTTATGAATATGGTGTGAATAACATAAAGGTAATATCGGTCGGACATCCAAAAGATCGCAATTATGGTACTGATTGGATGGATGTAAGGGTAGAGTTTTGTGATGAATGGAGGCAAAAGATGTTATCTAACATTGGTAAGATTGCCAATGATGATAAATGCAAGAAGTATGCGGAGGCTAATTGCCGGTCGGTATCAGGATACATCTTTTTAGGGCCTGAAGATTTAAAGGAATTTGAAAAGAAAATAATAGAAAGAAAGTCAGATTCGGGATATGATGTAACAATATTATTAAATATGTATCTAACTTTGGCTTTTGTAAAAGAATTTGGATTTAAAGCCGGAGAAGCATGGAGTGAAATAACAGAATATGTTTACGGATGTTTGTCGTATTCCGATTTTGCAACAACAGAGATGCTTATACCGGAAGGTTCGGAGCATTTATTCAAAGACATTTACACGGCAAAGGCCGACGAATTATATCATCATGTCCTGGATAAATTCGGATGGGCGTGGCGTGATCCGAAATATAAGTCAGAAACAGAATTATGCGCGATGCTAAAGTGGGCAAAAGAAAAAGGCTTGACCATTGAAGAGTTAAGTATTTAATTGTTAAACATAAGGCAGTAGTGGTGCGTGAGTATAGGTGCTGCCGTTAAAATATTTTATAAGATGAAAAAAGAAGAGATTCAAACTATTTTATACACAATCAAAGAAGGAGACAGTATTAAGATCAAAGTACAAGACAAAAGTGAAGAGATAAGACTGCGAGATCATGTAAGAAGAGTACAGAAATACGGATACAGGTTTTGTTTGTCTCATTTACATGATGGAATTTTCTATCTGGAGAAGTTGAAAGAAGGGGATAAGGATAAATACTATAGAGTAATAAACAGAGGAAATGGAAAGACCGGAGTATAATAAGCTACGCAAAATGGCTAAGACTACTCCAGGTCTGATAGTGGACGAGGTGCAAAACATGATGCGTGTATCGCTATACGATAATGGGGAACTTAAGAAGGTGGTAGTAGTAATGAAATGCGATTCTTTTTTACAGTCAAAAAGTAACATAGAAAAGATAATGTTATTATCATCTTCTATAGAAGATAGAAAAAACAAAGAAAAAAATAAAACAAAATCAGAAAATGAACAGAATAACAAAAATAAGAGAAGAAATAGGAGAAAAACAGGTTGATTTAACCTTTTACGGGCGCTTTTGCAGCCTTATCGAAGGTGATAGAAAGATAATACTAAGAGCGATAAAAAACGGTCGTAAAAAAGGCGCAATCGAAGCCATTCAGCCTGGGAGACATGATAGAATTTGGACCACATGGTCTATTGCTTTTGATGATCTGAAGGTAGGGGATACGGTAGAGTTCAGTACATCTGGAAAATACAATCCCGGATTTCATTCTACAGAAAAGTATGTAGGGTGTGTAGAATGGATAAAAGGATCGGAATGTGCGATAAAAACAGGTAAGGGGATGGCAGTAGTATTAATTAAACACATAGAAAGGGTAGTAAAATAATGGATTTAAGGATGTTTATAGACCTATTTCAGGAGATTGAGGTAGAAAACTTGTTTAAAGCGTTAGATTTATGTATGGAATATGTAAGATTAGATTTACATGTGTTTAATGTAGGAGCTCATGTAACGTGTTCATACAGCAATGATCTTGAATCTCTTTCACAGGCAGAAGGTTGTAATGTGAATATGATAATAGAGGTACCCTACTTATTCGAAGCATTCATGGAATATGCTTCACCGGAAATGAAGTTGTATTATGAAAAACTAACAGAGATAGTATAATATGAAAGAAGAAGTAGAACGGATAAAGAAGTTGGTGGGCATAGATCATAACAGATGGGAGCAACCTTGTACATGTGATAAATGTAAAAACATGTGTAAAGTTCCTTGTATTGGTACGCCAAAAGACATAGAGGCTATCATAGATGCCGGATACGCTGACAGGTTAAAAGAAACAATGTGGATGGTAGGGTATCTTGCAGTGAAAGAAAAACCAATAGCGATGATCCAGCCAACAGAGAAAGACGGGTGGTGCGCATTCCGCCAGCCGGGCGGTCTCTGCGAGCTGCATGACCTCGGACTAAAGCCGACTGAAGGAGTTCTGGCTTCTTGTAAGGTGGTTGAAGAAGACGATATTCCGACATACGAAACATCCGTACTTAGAGCAGTAGCTCACGAGTGGGTTAAGGTGGAGAACTTCGCAACTATAATGAAGGTCGTTTTTAAATTTTTGCATGAAAATGAACGTAGAAAATAAATTAAATAAAGTGGTTAAGATCCTAAAAGAAAAAGGATTCGTAGTATATAGAAAGGGCGGGAAGGAGCCAGGTGTATTTTATGCCAAAGAAGGTGACAGCCGGATAGGATTCGTTTATCCAAACAACGGATATATATACGACAGGATAAAAATGTGGTCTTTTTCAAGGGTATATAAACCACATAAGAAAACAGGGTCTTCGTGTTTAATGTGTGTCAGCGACGAATTTACTATAGAAAATGCGATTAAGAGCATAGAGGATAGACTGTGGGTAAATTATATAAAAGACGGTAACAGAAAACGACCAGAAGAATATAAAGATATAAGAGAATTTGTTGGTAGCTTCACTAAATTCTACAGCTCTGTAGAATTAGTTGAGGTTAAGTAGTTTTCCATGCGAGTTAGTTGCCGGCACTGGTCTGCGAAGATAGGTGCCGTTTTTTTATTCAAGAAAGGAGGACAAAGATGGAGAAAAGAGACAAGAAGATACCTTACGAGGTAGTCATACAGGAAAGAAAAAGAGTGGATTTGTACGGTAACGTAGTGTATTATATCCATTGGTTTGATAAATATGGGTACAATATCACAAACGAATGGAAATTCTGGAGCAAGGGTCCGAAAAAGAAATACGATAGAGTTAATCGTTATCTAACGGATAGTTGGTTGAAGGAATACTGTGGGAATAACGATTTAAAGATAAGGAGAATAAAGGAATGAAAAAGATAAAAGTAGACAAAGTGATATTATATTACATGGATCGGGTAGACCCTGACGGGAACCTATACCGGTTCTATGTATATAAAGACATGGCATCTGAAATAGAATACTTTTGCACGGAAGAGACAGGTAATATGACTATACCAATCGGAGAAGGAGAGTATGTCAAGATCGTACCAAAAAAAATAGAGAAAATACCGGTAAGGGGATATAGGAAGCTTACTGGAATATGGAATCGTGAAACATGTAACGGGAAGGGATGGTATAGGCTTTTTAATTATTTCAAATACAAGCCGACCCTATGTTATTTTAAAAAAGCGGGACATGATGAAAATGGGAACACAAGATACGAAATATCATTATTTAATAACATTATAAATGTGACAAGGTATTTCAATCTGTGGAGAATGAAGCCAGGAAAGTATGTTATGGTAACAAACGAGTGTGGTGCCTTGGATGTTATAAAAGAAAAATTCGATAACATAAATATAGTGGAATATGGATCTGAATGAATTGTACAAAGAAATAGAAAAAGCAGAGGTTGATCTGAATGCAAAAAGATTAAAGTACATCAAAGAGGCATTAGTGGAGAACGGTGGAAGTATAAAGCTAAAATTCAAAGAATTTAAAGAGTTTAAAGAAACTAATGATGCGTTTGACTTCGATGATCAGTTTCCGGTGATAATAGAAATTGCTGGGATTCCTATGTATTTAACGGAAGTGTATGTCAAAAAAAACGATTTTCGTATAGTTCTGCTGGATTATGATGATATGACTTTAGGTGATTATGATAATACAGGGGAAAATGAACAGGTTGCTTATTTTATTAACTATTGTTTAAATCAAGACAAAGATGGGAAAGAGTAGAAAAGATTATGAGAAGTTTCTTAACTCCATATCTCCAGATAGAGACGATGAAACATGGATCATTGGAGGAAAGAACAGGTATTGCGGTAGAGAGAATTACGGCACTATGATCAAAAGGTATGATCCTATTGGTTTTAACGTAGGGTACAGGGAGTGGGCAGAACAGCCAGGGTAAGGTGGAGCCTGCCCTGCCATGAGGTCGGCCTGGCTGTCTGTGGCCAGGGTCGTATATTAGTCAGATAGTGAACAATGAAAACGATACAAATATTATGAATTTAGGCAATCATATACCTAAAATAATAGTTTATGACATTCAAAGAATTTATGAAAGAAGTAGGCTATGATCTGATGACTACCTTTTGGGAAGATTTCAGCATAGCTGATAAGTATGGTATAGCAGGTGTCAAAGATACCTACAAACGTGCGTTTGATGAATGGAAAGGTAATTATAAGTTCTTCACAGAATTGGTGATTGTGTTGAATCATAAAATATGGCAACATTATGAAAGCAATCGCAAACTGGCTGCATTGTATGACCGGTTATGGCAAGAAGCTGATGAGTATGCCATGAACAATTTTAAGGGAGAAGAACTTGATTATTATTACAGAATAACAGATTAGAAAGTGATTATGAAAAATACGATAGTAACAGGTAGCCTGATTGTATTCAGTGACGGATTTGTTTGGAAAAGATTGTCCAACGAAAAAGCCTACAAGATATGGGTGTTGGCAGAAAATGAAGATTTTGAGTTATACAAGGTGAGAGTAGATGATGAGTCCGAGTCATTGATAGAAAGTTTGGAAGATTTACAGGATGCCTTTAAACAGGGTCATTATGTATGTATAGAAGTAGGTAAGCTACCATATAGCATAGGTTTGAATTACTTACGAAATCTACAAGAGTTATCGGTGGAAGCTGTGGATTATCTATCAGGACTAAAAGAATGTAGCAGGGAAGAGGCATTTAACATCATTCAAAAGTGGGCTAAAGAGTTTACGGAAAAATATGAAAATTATGATTTTAATGGTTCATACTATGATGTAATAGATGCATTTATTGATGAGAAGTTAAAAACTATTTAAAATACAAAGACATGGAAGACAGACTTATTACAACAAAAGAAGTAGGGAATTATCGTATAAAAATATACTACGATACCGACAGCGTATGTCCTTGCGAAAGTTGGGATATGGCAGCATGTTTCTTATGGGAATATAGCGATTCATCCCGACTGCAATATGTGTGCGATTGGAGAGAAGTATTTGGTAAATACGGAGATAGTCGACACTCGCTTATAGATGCGCTACATAAACTTATTAGTGAATATGTTGAATGGAAAGACTTGCTGAATTATTTTAAGAAAGGCAAGATTGACGGTTATCGAATGAGATATGATAACCATGATAAAATGTGGTATTTAGAATGGTATGACAATTACCAATACACTGAACATAAGGGGTATAAGGAAATTATTAGTATTTCTCCATCAGATCTTTACACGTATAATTATACGGATGAATTTATAGAAGACTTAGGATGTGAAGAATTGATTCAGATTCTTTCAGACTTAGGCAAGGATATATTTGTCAAAGAATGGTCCACAACAGGATACAGTCAAGGGGATTATGTTAAAGGTATAGCTTTCTGTACAAAGGAGAGGTACACAAAAATGGTTAGTAATAATACTTCCGATTGGAAAACCCAAATTGACAAATTGATTGATGATGAAGTGAAATCCATAGGTATGTGGATGTGGGGAGATGTAAAGGGGTACGTGCTTGAAAAGAAAGTGAAATTTGTCAAGAAATACAAAGATAAATCCAGGGAGGATGAAGAGGGAGAAGAATGGGAAGAGGTTGATTCCTGTTGGGGTTATTATATGGAAACAGACGAATTGATAGAAGAAATAATGAAAGAACATAATCTGAAAGAATAAGGAGATGGGGGGATCATGAGGGTGTATTATCAGAAAGAACACCAAAGAATTACAAATAATACTGATTCAGGTCAACGGCTGATAGTGACGGACGCCACAGGAGACAGGTGGGGTAAAGTGCGAAGAGCTCCGGTTCAGGGGAGACGCGGGCTGCATCACATGGCGTAAGGTTACAGTAGATGAAATTATTGAACATTTTAAAAGAAGATAATTATGGGATATATATGTACAAGATGTGGTGGAACAAAGGTTGCTTGTGAAGCTATAGTAAATCCGAATACCAGAGAAATAATAGATTATTTTGATGAATCTTTCGCGCATGCTATTTGCGGGGATTGTGAAAACGAGGTAATAATATCTAACGTTGAAGAAGTCAAACATGAAATTGATTTAAGATTTCATGAATTTGTAGAAAAAACAGGTAAGGAGCCTGAATACGTAGAATGTCAGATTGTGTGGAAGAAGACAGGAGACGATAAAAGAGAGACAATAAAACTATCATTGAGCATCAACGATGATGATAATGATGATGTTTTTTATTATTGCAATGGGATAGAATCGTTTAAGCAACTTGCTGAATACGGAGTGGGAGAATTTATCGTAACATTTTGTTGGAGTTTCTTTTAAAACCTATACAGATATGAAAATAATAAAAATTCCTATTACAGAGCAAAACAGAGAAGTCTATTGGTCTAGAAACAAAGATAAGAAGGCTTGGGAGAAGTTAATGAGTGAGTGCCCATCCATGACATCAAAAGAGTTTTGGAATAATGAATGGGAAGAATTTGATAAAGAAGAGATTTCGACGCATTGGTATTTCATTGTTGGCAAACCGGAATCAATAATAGATGAGTTGATTAATTTGGAGATAGGGGACACAAACGTATTCTATCCACATATAAAGGAGAATAGACCTTGGGATATTGAAGAAATGGACTGGTATGATCTTAGAGAACATGCCAATACCATGAGTGATTTTATTCAGAAGTTATATAACTACATTTAAAAAATGCTTTATGAATGGAATAATATTTGAATTAGAAGAAAAGTCGAAATATACAGGGAGATACATGGATGGGGAAATCTCCTATAATAACACATCTATAGATTACACGAAAGAAATACGAGAATGTGACAGAAAGAGTGAGATCAAGGATTTATTAAATGACCCTTGTCTTGGTAAAATATTTGAAAAGGGGGAAGTTGATGATGAAATTATATATAATGGTAATATAGAAGATGTAAAAGAGGAATGGATGCGTGCTATACAAAATGGGGTAGATAAAATGAATGTTAACAAAAATATGAATGGGCATAATCTTATTTATGTAATAAAATATGGGATTTGCAGATACGCGTATCGTATTTACATTGATTCATATCCGGGATATGTTGTAAAAGATCCAATAACACTAATAGAATGGGTTCAAGGTTTAAAGCCTGGAACCGTCATTAAAATAAGAGGAATATTCATTTATCATTTTTTATAACATATCTTATGAAAACACAAGAAGAATATGCACTTGAAATTGACGAAATTGTTCGCCGGGATGTGGAGAGTTGCCAAGGCGACTGGTTTGGGATTGACAGGGAGATATTTATGCAACCGGAAAACAAGAATAAGATATTTATTCTTGGAACCCGAAAGACCGGATGTGATTTAATAATACTGGGTGGCACTAATTGTGATGAAGGTAGTATGGATTGGCTTTTTGGGAGTCTTGGCAATGAAAACTTCTATGTATGTAAACCGTTATCTTTCTACAAATCACAGCGGGAAATCCAGAAAGTAAATCCGCTGTATGCTTTTAAAGTGGCCACTGCTTATTTTAGAGAACAAGGGATGATTCCGGTATTTGAAGATGCAAATTGTAAACTGATAAAGCTATGATAGAGGTAATAAGATACAGACTGCCCTCTTATTGGGCTTGCCCGTTAATCAATGATGATTACACTGGATTAACGGATGAAGAATGTGAGGAAATCCAACGCTTCTTGGAAGCAGCAGAAGGTTATCCGGTAGATGTAGACTGGGGAACGCAGGGGTTTTACCGTTGTAATGACGCAGGAACACTTCCTGGAGAATGTGCAGATTTTATTTTTTATAAGTGTAATGATTAAATTGAAATAATATGGAAACTACAAACAAACTGTTTTATTCAGGTACAAAATTCTTTACAGAAAATGAAGAAGATTATAGAATAACAGTTAGAATCTCTTTGGATGATGACTGCAAAAATAACATATGCGACTGGAGCATAACAGCCGACGTTGACTGGAAAAACAAGCATGGAAAATATGAGGATTACTTAGGAGGCTGCTGCCATGATGAAGTTGCAAAACATTTTCCGGAATTGGCAAAATTCATATCGTTGCATCTTTGTAACCATTATGGTGCTCCTATGTATCCGGTGGAAAATGGCATATATCACGTTAGAAGAAGCGGTATGTCTGTGGCAATGGAGTATTTGCGTATATCAGAACAAGAATGCGTAGAATTATATAAAGCCTCTGAGGATAAGTTGTATTTCAGGTATATGCTTTTCAATCTGGGGATCGTGGATAGATGGAAAAGAGAATCAGAAGAACTTATTGCGGAACTTGAAAAATTGTGTGGTAAGAAGTGGGTTAATCCATATAAGCCGGAAGAAGAAAGATTTGTTTTAACACTAACGGACGAGGAACGATCTCTTATTGAAGAGCGTATTAAAGCCGGGCATTATTCCTCAGAAAATATAGAGAAACGCAGAGTGGAAGCCCATAAAGCAAAGATAGCGGCAAAACGTGCTGAAATTTGTGAGCGATACGATAAGAAAATCAGACAAGCAGAAGCAGAAAAGAAGATAATGCTCTGTGTGTTTGATTATGGGTTGTCTACCGATAATGTTATATATTATTCTCACACGAACACTTTGTCTTTCAACTGGAACGGTTATGAAGAAAAAATCACACAGGAAGAGTTTGATGATTTTGTGAATAAGGTAGACCGCTCTCAGTTGCCGGAAGGTATTAAGTTTGAGCTTAAATAAAATACAGGATATGGAAAGATTGGATTTTGAAACATTGTTTCGTATTGTAAGATGGGATTACAACCGTTGTTTCAAGGATGAGTCGTTAGACAAGGATTTGTTTATGGGAAAATACGGGAAAGTTATGGGTGAACATTATTATAACAAGTTTGTCCATGAATTTGACGGAAATATTCTGAAGATGGTTGGTTACTTCAGAGGTTCCGAAAAAGAGGGGCAAGTCTTCTGCGATATGATAACCGAACGTATTGAAAAATACGAAAAGAGAATGTCATATGATAAAGGTAAGTTAAACAATTAAAAAGATACTTATATGAACAATTCAATGGTCGCTCACTTGTGGGCAAACGAAAAGCAAGAATCAGCGAATGGTAGTAACTTCTATTTTGAAGGAGAAAGTATTTACTCCTATGGAAGACATTTTGAGGTCGGAAGAATCGTGCGAAACAAGCGTGGGGAAAAGGCGTATTTGATTAATGACATATATTATTCTTCTTCTACAAGCAAACATCAATGTCGTGTTCGTGAAGCAATACCAACTGGCTCAAAGGTGTTCTATGTTGAATGTAATATATCATATTGTATCGGTAACATGCTCTTTGTTACCAATATGTTGGAATATATTAAAGATGCTATTGAAAAATACAAGAAAGCCAGAACCGAATTGTCTTATCGGGATGTTTGGGGAGCTTTTAAAAATATGATGGATTACATTGAGTTCTTCGATATGGGGACTTCCCAGCGTCTTCTTAAAAAGAGCGCAAACGAATGGCTTGGAACTAACCATGAATTATCACAGAAATCAGATAAGATTAAACGTGAACATGTCCGTGAGTTGAAACGTATTTTCCAGATATTGTTGAATCATAAAGCACTGGAAGTCCTTGGAACCGTTAATGTGATTGTAGATGAAGTTTGTGGTGAAGGAACTTATTTGAAATATCGGGAAAGAGTTGAAAAATATAGAATAAATATAGAAACAAAACAGGAAAAAAAACGAAGGGCAAGGGAAGAAGAATTAGATAAATTTCGTAAGGATTTTTATGAAAGATTAGAAAAATGGAAGTCGGGAGAACTTAATTTCTTGCATTCATATTATTTTATTGATTGTGCTGACGTAAATGCTTGGATGCGTATAAAAGGAGGAATTATTGAAACGAGCAAACAAATAAAAATCGGGATAGAAGAAGCCAGAAGGATGTGGCAGGTGGTGTCGCTGTTGCACCGGGGAGGCCAGTTCCGGCATGGCCTGGTAGAGGACGTGGATGGCAATAAGTGGAGCATAAACCGGTATGAAAACGATATACTGACAGCCGGATGTCATCGTATTGCGTATAGTGAGATGGAAAGTATTGCAAAGCAACTGGGATGGGCGTAAGTAACCCATCTTATTTTATAACAACTAAAAACAAGAAAAATATGGAAAATGCAATTATTGTTCCGTTTGATTTAAATACGGCGAGAAAAATTAAAAGCGGAGAAATAGAAGGTTCGGTATTAATTGATAATATTGAAATAGAATTTGTATATGAGTCGAAAGACTGTGCAGGTCCTTATAATTTGCTTTTTGTAAAAAAAGATGGATATGGGATAAGTGCTATATATGCCAACACGGAAGGTTGTATTATTGGCGGCACCACTCTGGAATTGAGGGTAGAGGCTGGAGCGTATTTTAAGAAAGGAGATGTATTAACAAGCACTAAAGGATGTCAATTTATATATGATGGACTTATTACCAAAGGGGTAATGGGAAGTATATGTGGAATGGTAACATCTGGAGATATTGAGTTTGATCATAGCGGATTATGGACTGATGTGTATGATGAAGATAAAAAACGGCATGTAAGAAAGGCTATAGAAGAAGAGAAGAAATTTTTAGCAGAAAAGATTATAAAAGCCGAAGACAGTAGAAAAATAGATATAATAAAACGATATTTAAGTGAATATGAGTATCTATTAGATGAGATGCCGAAACGTGACTTCAAACCATTTGAACGAGTGCTGGTGAGAAGAACTAACCAAGAGAGGTGGAAATTGCATCTATTTTCCAGAGAATCAGTAGGAGATAATAAATACGAATGCTTAGGAGGGGTAGGATTTAGTCAGTGTATCCCATACGAAGGGAACGAACATCTTTTAGGAACCAATAAAAACAAATAAGATTATGGAATATAAAATGGTAACAATCCCGTTTGATTTAGAAACGGCGAAAAAAATAAACATAGGGGAAAGAGTAGGTCAGATTGTGACAGAGAAAGGACGAAATGGAGCAGAAATAGTATATGAAGACAATTCGTCAATTTGTCCGTTATTGGTTGTAATTCATTCTATTTCTGTATCGGCAGATTGGTTTTCTGCTACAGGAAAAGCATTTAGCAGCGAAAATCGCCTCCTTCTTGAAGTCCCGGAATATACTACATTTAAAGATGGAGATGTGTTAAGCAACAAAGGTGGAAGTTATATTTTTATTTTAAATACGCATGGGAAATATTTAACATCTTTTTATGCGAGTCTTGCAGCGGGAACAAGTCTTAAGATATCGGATAATTTGGCTGCACACGAAAACCACATAGAATGTTATAGACTTGCAACAGATTCGGAAAAACAGAAGATGATTAAAGCGTTAAAGAAAAGCGAAAATCCTAAAGCAAAAGAATATCTGAAACGCTTCTTCGGGACTAAAGAAGAGCCGAAATATGATTTTAAGCCGTTTGACAAAGTGCTGGTAAGAAAAGAAGGAAATAAAAAATGGAATATCAGTTTGTTTGCAAGGGAAATTGTGGACGATTATAATGGATTGCCTTATAAGTACGAATGTTCCAATGGAACATTATGGGATTATTGTATTCATTTTGAGGGTAATGAATGTCTTTTAGGAACTACTGAAAATCCAGAAAAATGAAAATGGTAAAATTATCTGATTTTTATCCTTATGACAGAAACAAAGGAGGAATACAGGAATTGCATCATAAAATTGAGTCCAAAACACTTCAGTATTGGGGTGAAGATAGTGGTATTCTGATCGGCATCACTCCGATATATAAGAGACGTTTGTGGAGCGAAGAAGTGAAAGTTGTAAATGATAAAATGACAAATATGAAAACAAGAACATACGAAGGGGTGCAGCACGGAGACTGGGTAAGATGTGTCTTATGTGGAGCACAAATGCTTCTTCCATGTGGAGCTGACAAATGCCCAGAATGTAGCAGTAAAGATACTTTAATGTGGGTAGATGAGAATAGGCAAGAAATGGACGCTAAACATCTGGATTGTCTTGTCCCAATACGCAAATTGGAGTTACAAGAATATCTATCCCCAGAAATTTTGAAAATGGAACATATATGAAAATAGAATACATACAAAAATGTAAATGCGGCGCAGTCACTATCAGCTTTGATAATGGTGCTTCGAATAGCATGTTTTGGGAAACATTTGAAAAATTGGATTTGGATGCTGGTGATGCCACATGGCTTCACCAGTCCTGCTGCTGCAACCACTGCGTCAACCATTGGGGAATAGACTTATGCGAGTGTGGGTCCGGCGCAAGAGTTGGTGAATGTGAATGTGGATCCCAAAAGGCACATGATACATTAGGGATTAAATATGATTCGTTTGGAGCAATATTAAAAAACTTTGGATAATGGATATAGTGAGCAAATACACCGCCTTGTTAGGACAACAGAAACTAAAAGAATCATTTGTGAAAGATTTGGAGCTTGTATTATCAAGAAAAGATCCTAATATAGAAAAAGGGAAACTTAATTTCATTCGTTATTCAGAAATGAAAAATTGGAGTGTAAGAGAGTTGTTTGGTGAAGACTTGGAACAAGCTGATAGGGCTTTAATAAACAAGGTGTATCATATGCTATTTGATATAGGTTCGGATTTTGAATCGGTTATAAGAATGCTATATAGCTTTCGTAACGGACCTAAATCGGGGATAAAAGTGGCGGATCCAGAGGATAATTACGAATGGACTAACAAGGACGGAAATGAAAAATATTCTACTAAAAATCTCCCAAAAGCGCATTTTAGATGGGATTGGAGAAGATATACCTTATCAAAAGAATCCGTTGATAAAATAACGGAGTTTGTAGACACCATATTAGAATCATAGAGAAATTATGAACGAAGTAATTTTAAGCAACATGTTAGGATGTCAGACATATTGTATATCAGACAGTCCTTCGAATAGATACTGTCTTATTGGACCTATTGAGTGCAATGAGAAGTTAATAGAAGTGTTTAAGAAGGGGATAACAGTAAAACTCAAATACGTGGAAAAACGGGTCCTGGATGCATTTACGGACAACGGAATCGACCTGAGTAATTACACTCATTGTATTATTGTGAAGCGGAATTTTTATCTCGCTTGGTAACGGCAAAACATAAACAATATGAATAATTTTGTAATAGATACTCCAGATAATTTCTGGCAAATAAGATGGCTTGACAAGTATATGGAAGGCCACAAAGGATTCATAGCTGGTGGATGTTTTAAAAATATCCTTTCCGGAGAAAGAGTAAAAGACATTGATATTTTCTTTGAAAGTGAAAGCGATTTTCAGGAGGCTATTGATTCGTTCAATGATGAAAAACATCAGAAAGAAGGATGGAAATTTAAGTACAGAAATGAGAAGGCATGTGCGTTCCAGAAAGAGGGAGAAAAGGTATGGATAGAGTTCATAGAGTCAGAGTTTGGAAAGCCGAAAGAGATTCTTAGGAGCTTCGATTTTACTGTGACAAAAATGGCTTACTATAAGGAGCCCAAATACGAAGAAAAAGAAGATGATTATTTTCCATTCTCATCTGCAAGTATAGTAGCATACGAGTACAAACTACTCTATCATGAGAAATTCTTCGAACATCTTCATATGAAGAGGCTGGTCATTGACGAAAATATTCCTTTTCCAGTAAGTACATGGGAGCGCTCATATCGGTATAAAGGATATGGTTACAATATGTGCCGAGAGACAAAGAAAAAACTTCTACAGGCTATTAAAGGTGTAAACGTAGAGGAGGAAGATGTATCTTTGTACACTACTGGAGGATGGGATTAACCTATAAAACAAAATTGCTTATGAAAACATTAGAACAACTTAAAGGATTAGCATCAAAATGTTTAGACGGTAGAGATTTTAACAGACTGGCTAAATTTATCCCATATAACATGATAAAGGATTTCGGTATGGAGCCGAACGAAGAATACAATAACGAAGAAAGGTGGAACAGTACTGTAGTTGAATTTACCAGGGAGAATGTTTTGAAACAGCTTGAAGAAGATGTAAGATTCGGTTTTGAAAAGGCATTAAATCAGAGAGGAATATCAGCCAGTTTAATGTTTGAATGTGTAATGATGTGGAACTACATCCTGGAAGAAGGTCTTGAAGACTGGGATGAGGATGATTATAGATTTTACGGGCTACCTCTATTTAAAGCTACGGCTGTAAAATACGGATGGGATAATCCTATAGGGGAAGACAGCGGGAGAGAAAGAAAATATGATTCACAGTATTAAATGGGCATATCATGAGCACAAGTAAAGAATACAGGGCAATAAGGAACTGTATATTAAATGAACTTCACCTTACCAAAGAAGATATAATCAAAAACATAGAGCCGTTATTGGAGAAACACGTAAAACGGTACATGGTTAATACATATGGAGGTGACAACCAGATAGAAAACTGGATCAGATGCATGGTGAATGATGAACTCAAACGAAGAGATCATGATTTTGTAAGAAAAGCGTGCGAGAGCGTCATCAGGGATCATGTATTAAATGAGTTGAATATAATCGTAAGATCCAAAAGTGAGAAATGTACATGTGAAAACAGAGTACCATCCGAAGAGGATAAGAAAGAGTCAACTGACGGACTGTATATAATCTACAAAGACGGACATGCAGAGCCGTTTACCGGCGATAACTCCAAAGATTGTGTACGATACATTGGGTTGAAGCACAGATACATGTCATTTGCAATCTCACTGACGGAGCATGATATCATACAATTGCTTGACGATGATAGCCGTGAAGAATCCGGAAGTGGGACATATTACGAACGTGAATGTGATGCGCTGTTTGACATTGACGGATGCGGCAATACGGAACGCCTTGTAACCAGAAATCCAAAATTGAGAAATCTGCTGGAAGATGGCGAGTATATACCATCTCTTGGTCAATTAAATTTAATGGCCCATTATATGGGCGAACTAAACAAAGCATTCACTTATGTTTCGGCATCTCCCCTCTCCTCGACGTGGTATTGGTCCAGTACTGAGAGCAGCCAGGCCGTCGCGTGGTACGTGGTCTTTTCCAGTGGCCTCACGGGCACCGGCAACAAGCACATCGGAGACATGGTTCGGGCGGTAATTGATTTTTAAAAAGGATTACAATGATAACATCAGTAAAAATAAAAGACAATACAAAAACTCCTTTTGAATATGCTTCTGACATAGAAGCGTTTGAAAATAGTAGAGAATTTATTTTCAAGCCAGGAGTGAATGTGATTGTAGGTAAAAACGGTAGTGGAAAATCAACCTTGCTTAACATCATATCAATGTATGCGTTATGTGAGAAATCCATGTGCTCTGAAATACCGATCGAGGCACTGGATTTTCCACCTATATTTGATGATGATGACAAGGTTCTTGATGGGATTGACATATCATCCGATTATGCAGGGAAAGTATTCCGTTTATTGCCATCGGCGGAGATGAATCGAGATAGTGTATTGAAAAACATCAGCAACTTAGATTTGTATGTGAATAATATTAGAAGATCTTATGGAGAGAAAGTGGTGTTATCATTGGAATCACTTTTCAATTTAATGTTCGGTCAAAAGGATTATACGTTTCCAATACAAGATCTTGTAGAATACAAGAAAAAATCAAATGCGTTTTGGATTAAAAGGATTGATAGTCTGTTGAAGTATTATAAAAGAAACCGCATAACATTAGCAGAAAGCAGTTTTGAATACACGGTTCTCATGGATGAGCCAGACAGGAATCTTGACATTGACAATATAATGCAAATTTATAATGTATTATCATTCCATAAACCACAAACACAAATTATAGCCATAATACACAATCCGGCATTGATTTACAAATTAAGCAAATTAGATTGTGTGAATTTCATAGAGATGACAGAAGGATATCTTAGTAAAACTTGTATATTTATGTCCAATTAAATATTTTCAACAATGAGCTATTTTGTATTAATGGGGAGAAGAATCCCAAAGCAGGCTATAACAGGCTTTAAGTTCCAAAATGAAACAGATAATATTTGTCCTTTCCTGTCAATCAGGATAAGAGGGAAGGAGGAAATTATACCTTTCAAAGATAAAAAGGAGATACAGTCTGTAAAAGCGCATCTGTGTTCTGTCTTCTCCGGATTTGTGAAAATAGGCGACTGGTATCTCAAGATGTCGGAAATCAAGGAATATAAACCGGTAACTGCCGAGGATATGAATCCCTACATTTTATTCAAAACATCTAAGTTTGGGAACATAAAAGTTCGTTTCCCAAAAGATGAAGATATGAATGCGGAATTATTGGTATTGGATCAACTTTTTGATGTGGAATGAATTAGTAATCACCTTTTATAAATCAAGCTATGACCTGGAAAGAATTGAAAGACAAAATATCTCTTATGACAGAAGAAGAGCAACAGCAAGAAGTTGCAGTTTGGGGAGAATATCTGAATTTGATGAAAGATTGCTCCTTGGAGAAAACAAATGAGAATATGTACTACAACTCTGAATGGGATTATACTCGTGAAGAGAGTGAATTGGAACCGGAAGACAAGAATGACCCTGATGTACATAAGGTATATGAAGCAGGAATGCATTATATTTATTCAAATTGATTTTAAAAAGATCTGATTATGGCAGCATTAACAACACTAAATATAACGGAAAAGAATGCTAACAACAGTTTATCTGTAACTGCTAAAGTGAATGTCACCAAAGAAGGAGTGTTTACCACTACCTTGTCAAAAGAAGATGTGGATAAGATTCATTCTTATGGGATCAAATTACCTACAAACAGATTAGGCAATGAAGGATATTTTAATAGTATAGCACTTTCTGATTTGGAAAGTCAAATCAGGGAAGTTTTAAAGAGATGTTTGAGTTATAAAATAGTAGAAGAAGTGCCTATTATTAAGTATCAACTGGAAACGAATTGCATGTTTTCCTATGACAAAAACGGAAATATTGTCCCTAACCCCTCTAAGGAATGGACAGGAGGCGATGAAAATGGAAAATGGAGGGATGGAACTTCCCGTTTAGATGCCTTAAACACCCAACCTTTCGGTTTTAGTGTTTATGCAAAACCATTTCTAAAAAGAGTAATTGAATATGGAAATGGAGAGACAAAAGTAGAATACAGCAGGTTAAATACAGAAAAAGGAACCTATGCGCACTGGCTGAATTGTGTAGCAGGTATGTCATACAATCGATATAAGCCGGTAATGGAAGTGGAATGCAACGAATGCACCTCAAAATTATTCGTTGATATGATCAAGTCCATTTGTAATATAAGCGAACAAGTCAAGAGTTTTATCAATCCAGAACAAATAAAAGCAATTGCGGAGTCAAATGAACCGATTTTGCTTTTATCTAACAACTGAAAAATCATGAGGTATGTATGTGTTTTTATCTGCTTTCTGTTATGGCTTATTTTTACGTTGTTATTATCATTCACTGTCATAGGATTGGTTATAAGCGTGAGTGATGAATGGCAGGAAATGGGTGACAAAATAATAGATAAACTTTAATAAAATATGAATAAGAATATAATCAACAACGCTCAACTTTTAGAGATTAAAACTAAGATTAGACAACTTGGAGCAATGATGAATGCATATCAATGCAGGTTTGTGGTTTCTTCGGGTCAATTGTTTTTTTTGTGGATGATGAATATGCTGGAACGGTTAAACTGACTAATCTTGATAATGGAGAATCTAACATATCATTCCCTTCATGTGACGATGGATTGATAATCAATCCAGCCGATAAGCATATTAAATAATTTCAAAACTAAAAATATTTAAATTAATTAAACAATAATAAGACATGAAACAAGATATAGAATATGCTGTTCCTCTTTTTAAAGCTGGTGCAGAATGGCGCATTAACAGCGTGTGGCACGATGCAAGAGAAAAGCCAGACAAAGGGAAGCTGCTCATTGTGGAGGATATTGACGGTGCTTATGATTTGGTCTATTTAACCAAGAGCAAGCCATGGGAAGAACTTTCAGAAAAGGATCATTATATGCGCTGGGCATACATCGAGGACTTGCTCCCATGCGAAGAAGAAAGGGGGGTGATAATGAATAAAAAATTAAGAAATGCCATAAAGAAAGCAGAAAACAAACAAAACGAAGCGGACCTTGCACTGCAATCCATTTGGGAACATCTTGCTTTCTCAGGATTTAGAGATAATGAGCCTAATTTGAGCATGGCTTCAGGAAATGAAATCATACTTGAATGGAACGGTTCAGAAATGAATGCGAATGAGATTATAGACCGTATGGAATCAGTAGGATATATAACTCCCGATGATTTTATTGGAGGTTAGATTAAAGTATAAAATTATGAAAAGAGAAGATATTGAAAAAGCAGCAAAGATTTATCAAGAACAAGAAAAAGATCATGATATCTGGGCAGGTAAAGACTTAAGAAGAAAATATGAAAGGTTATGACCGACAGAGAACTTCTTGAAGAAAACAATAAGATGTTAAAGGAAATTCTAAGTTTTGTGAGAAAAGTTGATTCTGCTGAATACAGGGATCATCAAGACTTTATGGAATTTCTTAGAAATGTGGCAGCCGATATATGGGTTGAATATACGGAGCCCGAACAAAGAGGTAGATTGTTTAATTTAATAAATAAAAAGAAATGAAAACAGTTTTTGATTTAAGCAGAGATGAGATTGTGTCATTGACATGCAAAGAGATATATCTGTATATAGACAAAGAGCTTGCTGGTAAAGGTATTCCAATTGAAGCTAAAAACTGGAATATAAAGAACAAAAAAGAAGTCGTGTATCCAAGAACTGGAGTTCCAGTATTTATGTTAAAAGATATCGGCATCGGTTTTAGAACCATAGAAGGTGCAACAGATCAAAGACAGGGTATTGAAATACGTGTACAACATAAAACAAGAACGTTCATACAACAATGACCTGGTTGGTATCTTTGAAAGGTATAAAGATATAGCAGACGGTGACATGGAGGTAGCTATGAATTTTATCAAGGAGGCCTATCCATTCAATGAAGAAACAGAGTCGTTTATCAGAAAAAAGTTTGACATGCCTATACCGGACGAATCAAAAGAGCCGTAATTAAGCTAAATTAAATCATTTTGAATCTTTTTTATTATCAAAAGACATATCTTTGTCCAAAAAAACAAACAGAATGGAAGAAAAAGAGATAAAAGAAGCTATGATTGAAGCCCTGACGCACTTAGAGGGGTGTAAGTATTTCGTGGCTACGATAGTAAATGAAGAGGAAAGAAGATTTGATATGAGTCAAAGAATGTCACAGCATCAATTGGCGTTAATTATAAAAGGTATCTTATCCAACAATGAGATGATGATGATGGACGTTTTGCAGTGGTGTTCTGAAAGATTTAAAAATAGTATAGAGAAAGGAAAGAAATCAACTAATTAAATATTAATACAATGAATAGATGGTTTGAAATTACGGTAAAAGCCGAGATTGATAATATCGAGAACGGCAAAAAAAAGAAAGTAACTGAAAAGTATTTAGTGGATGCCTTGTCTTACACAGAGGCAGAATCAAGATCGTTGGAGATCTTCAAGGATTTGTACAATTCTTTCGAGGTTGTAAAAATTAATCCTATTAAAGTGTCGGAAATCTTCTTCAACGGAGAAGCTGAGTACTGGTATAAGTGTAAGGTGAATTACATTACACTGGATGAAAAGAAAGGTAAAGAAAAGAAAACTCCATGCTATATGTATATCCAGGCCGGCAATCCTAAGGATGCCGAAGCTGTGTTGACTAAAGGTATGCAGGGTACGTTAGGAGACTGGAATTGCGAGTCTATTGTGGAAACGAAAATCATTGAAGTGTTTAAATACGATCTTCAGAAGGGAGCTAAAAAATTAGGCGAGAAGAAGAGTGAAGAGTAAGGCTGATGTAGTTTCCAACATAGCGCTTGTTGTGGCGATAATATCATTGCTTTCAGCAGGCGCTTTCCTTCTGATAGTGATTAAGACAGACGAGGTATCTAAATTATTAATGAACGTACCTTATCTACTGGCTTCAGCGGGATTATTCTTTTCAATAATATCATTATTATTCGAATGGAAAGCAAGGAAAAGAAGCTATACGTCTGCGAAAAATGCGGACGAAAAGTAATGATAAGAAGTCATGGCTTATGCCAGGCTTGCAGGAGCAAAGAGTTGACTCCGAAGAAAAAAGACAGAATTACATCCATTAAAAACAGCAGCAAGAAGAAAAAGTTAGAGAACCCGGATTTATCCGGGTTTTTTCGTCTTATGTTGGAGGAGTTGAGTACTATTCGAATGTCTATGACCGGTAAGGCTATTCATTTTCCTACAGTATGTAACGTATGTCACATACTTCCGAAAAGGATATATAAGTCGGTTGCTACTTGCAGGGATAATATAGTTTTCCTACATGAATCGGAGCATACGGTATTCGACATGTATCTTGACAGGATGGAATTTGATAAACTTGAAACAGAATTTCCTTTTGTGTGGAAGTATGCGGTAAAGAAGGTACTGGATATGGAAAACAGGGGAATGATTAAAGAAAGAGGTAGATTAATTATTGAAATAATTGACAGATATGAGAAAACTTTATAAAATAAGAATAGAAGCTGACAATGAAACTATCTTTTATGCTCATATACAGAGAGAGAGTTATGGTAAGGATATAGCTATCGCAGTGAAAGATAAAGATAAAGATGAAGTGGAAACAGTGTTACATTGTATTAAAGAAGAATTGATTAGAGGAAGATCATGAAAGAGAAAATAAAAATATTGACAGATTTAGGATTTGTTCCTATGGTGGAAGGAGAAGGAAATACGTTGTTTAGAATGAACGATGTTGTGATGTCGGTGTCAGATCCTAATCAAACACCAGAGCAGTTGAAGAAGGAGGTTATGTCTTTAATAAAGAACAGAGACATAGCAGAAAGAGGCGGACAGGTTCCAGTAGTTGAAGAGCCGGCGCCTGAGCCAGAGCAGGCCCAGAAGGAGGAACCGGAAGCTCCGGCGGAGGAAGCCGCTTCTAACCCTGGAGAAGAGGATTCGAATCCGTTTACAGAAAATCAGGAAACGTTAGAGCCGTTTTATATCTGTGATGAGTTAAAGAAGATTGAGACTCCCAAATTCGTAAGATTGACATTAGACGGTAATCGTTTTTATGTAAGAAAGATGGACGATGGGACAGCCAAGATATACGCCTCGGTAACAACCATGATCAGAGACGGATTCGTAGATGACAAGACGGCTCTTCAAGAATGGAGACAGGAGATGAGGATGATTGGTCGCAATCCGGAAGAAGTATCAGAATATGATGCAGATAAAGGAACGATCATGCACTACCTATACGGATTGTACTTGACGGGTAGAGATATGGTCTTAAATCGAAGTTTTATAGTTAAGACAGTGCAAGAAGGCAAGCTTAAAATATCAAAAAAGAATCTTGACAAATTCTTTGGTAGCATAGATGATCTTGACGATATGATTGTCAGAGTTATGAAGTTTGCTAAGTTTTGTTCGGAGTATAAGGTTAAGCCGATGATGATTGAAAGAATATTGTCATTAGAGGACTATTTGGTAGCTACGCCGATAGATGCGATGGTTGAAATGACATTCAAATACAAAGAAGAAGGTTATTTTGGAGCCGTGTATCAAAGGGCCACAGGGCAGTTCAAAAAAGGTGATCCGAAGAAGGAAGTGAGAGAAGTGGAGAAAGAAGAGATTGTTATCTTAGATTTTAAATCAGGTGACATACGAAATGAACACGCTTTTCAATTGGAGGCTGAAAGAAGAATGGTTAAAAACTGGTACGGAATTGATGCACGTATTATGAATTTTTCTCCAAAAAGCACGAACAGTAAAGGTTATACGCTAAAAGAATGGTCTGATAAAAATGCTGCTATGGAGAAAGCGGACTGCGTGTTCCAACAAGGTATGTTGAATCACCTTAGAAAAGATAAGAAGTTCAAAGTGAGAAAAGGAGTGCTGAATATCAATAAGCCGTACAATGAAGAGGATCATACGGTCGTGTATGATATTGCAGAGGAAATGTCTAAAAGATTCATAATATGAACGATATTGTTATTCCTGAAGGAGATTATATAGAAATCGTAAAACCGATATGCATCAATCCTTTTGGTTATTATTTTATTAACATCAAAAGGGGTTCGAGATTAAGATTATCGAAAGATTTGAAAATAGGAGATAAATATGCAATATGTGTACTTGCATCTCATAAGAAATATGGCAAGACCATAGAAATAATAATGCCTATATTGGTCAGAAATACAAGAAGAGTATGAAAAGAAAAATTAGAAGAACAGGAGAGATAATAGACGTAATCACTTTCAGTAGCTCAACTACAAGAAGCGACCATGACAGAATACAGTTCTATGGTGATAATGGGAATGTGATAAGTGAGAGTTTAAATTTTTATCTCGATACCCTTCCTGTAAATGACGAAAACAAAGATGTAGACTGGGAGCAACGTAGATTCGATCTTATCAAGGCTTATTCTATTGAGTTTGTTAAAGCACAAAATAGAAAAGGTGAAATAGATTGCGGAGTATATGTACCAGATGTGGTGTCATGGTCTATAACTATAGCAGATAGAATCATAGAGGCGATGAGAGGAGTTAAAAATGCTTGATTTTAGAAAATACGAAAACGTACCTCGGTTTCAACTTGACCGCAGGCCGGGCAGGAGCCGACTGAAGCTAACCTGCCCAGCTTGCGGGAAAAGCCGGTGCCTCACTCCTTATATTGATGTGGCAACAGGTCAGGTTGTTGGCAACGAGTTCGGAAGATGCGATCATGAACGGACTTGCGGTTACGATAAACGACCTACCGGTAAGGATGTAGGTGACAAAGATCTTTGGATTTCAGGAAACAAGTGTATAAGAGCTTATCGTCCTCCTGTAAATCCTGACGTTGTAAATTACATACCTTTTAGCGAGTTTGAGAGGACTGTGGTTCCAGATGATAGAAATACTGTATTTAGATTTTTATCGTCTCTATGGGGAAAAGAAAGGGTATCTGACGTATTTAGAAGATATCATGTCGGAACAATGGACTTATGGGGATGGAAAGGGTGTTGTATATTCTGGCAGATAGATAAGGACTTTGTATGTAGAACTGGCAAGATCATGGACTTTTATATAAAGACCGACAGCCAGGGGAATGAGATTGATGTAAAAAGAGTGAAAGAAAAAGACGGTGACAATGAGCGGCCTCATGTTATGTTTTATCACTCGTTGCATGCAAGGGACTTCTTGTTTAGACAATGCCTGTTCGGGGAGCATCTTCTAAGCCAGTATCCGGATAAGGTGGTTAATCTGGTGGAATCAGAAAAGACGGCTATTATATGCGCTGTGAATAAACCAGATGAATTATTTGTGGCCACCGGAGGGTTGCAGAATCTAAGGCCGGAAGTGATAGATGTTTTAAAAGATAGAAAGACTGTAGCTTTTCCGGACAAAGGACAAGCATTTGAGACATGGAGTAAAAAGATAGATGGGATGATGATGAAGTCAAGGATAAAAGTATCAGACTATCTTCAAAATGTTGAAAATGTAGGAGACGGAGATGATGTGGCAGATTTGATAATTAGTAACAAGATAAAAGAAAAATATCATGAGCCTGGATGTTTATATTAAGAACAAGAAGAAAGAAGATCGTGAATGGGTTGCAAACATTACCCACAACATGAACAAGATGGCACAAAGGATATTCGTATCAGAAAATAAAGAAACGCTGTACGATTATGTTTGGAGACCAGAAGAATTGTATAGAGAAATATATACCAATGAGATGAAGAATGTACTTACAAAAGGTATATGTATTATGATCTCCAAGAGAAAAAGTCTTTTGAAATACGAGCCAGAAAATGGATGGGGGTCTTATGATTCATTTCTTAAGTTTCTTATCGAATATAAAGAGGCGTGTGAAGATCATCCGGGTTATATAATTGAAGCAAGTAGATAATATGGAAAATTATAAAAATACTTTAAATGAGGTAGTGGTGATCGAATCGTCACCAGAAACGTATTTTGTTTACGCTATTCGTAATGCTATTCGTATCTCTAAATGTGCGTATCCGACAGCCAAGAAAGTAATTTTCAAAAGAGAGGACGTAGAGGTAGAGATCTCAGAAATGGAAACTGAAAGCAGTTTGTATGAAAAGTTTAAAGAAAAACAAAAGAATAGGGTATGGAACTTAATGAGCGCCAACAACGGGTTTTAAGAGGCGAAATTTGTCCTTATTGCGGAAGAGAAACTGAGCTGGTAAATGCCGATAAAATATATAGCAGAAAAGGCTTAGGGATGGTTATGATGTGCAAACCATGCAACGCTTATGTCGGTGTTCATGAATCAGGGCCGAATAAGGGAAAAGCTAAAGGCCGGCTTGCGGGGCCATCACTGAGGTCTCTTAAGATAAGAGTCCATGCCGAACTTGACAGATTATGGTCTACGCCGGAGGAACGGGAAAGGATGTATAAAGATTTATCTGAATTTCTATCTATACCGGAAGAGTACACACATATAGGTATGTTTGGCGAGAAGACGATGGGAAAAGTATTTCAATTCTGTCATGTAAACAAAGAGCGATCAGGTTCGAGAATAGAATGGCATAAACCTGGAGATAAGTGCCCTAATAAAAACAATCAAATAGTGTCAGGAAGTAGCGCATGTAGAGGATGTCCTGAGTATCTTCATGATGAGAAAGACGGGTATGTCTGGTGTGATCCTGATATGAGTTACGGCAGGTTGAAATAGGGCGAGAATTGCCTATCTTTGTGCTATTATCAATCAAAAAAATGTAAGAAGATGGGCAGATCAACAGAGTACTACAGGACTCATCCCGAAGCCAGGAAGAAAAAGGCTAAAAAAGACAAGGAGATAAATGCCAGACCGGAACAGAAAGCCAAACGCCGGGAGCTTGGTCGTAAAAACTACGAAACGGACAAGAAGAAGGGTAAGGGCTGGAGAAAAGGCAAGGATTGTTCTCATACCAAGAACGGTCTTAGGTATAAATCAGTAAAAGCTAATAGGGGATCCAAATCGGATACAAAAGGTGACAAAAATGCACGAGGAGATAGCAAATAGGATAGATATAAGAAGGATATTCAAGACCTCTAAACAGGTCATGGAAGAGGCGTATGAGAATATCTTGAAATACAGGCGGGGAGAGCTTATCCCCGCTAAAACCGGATACGATTATATTGATGAGGCTTTGCTTGGAGGTATTTTCCCTCAGCATGCTATTGCCATAGGAGCCCGGCCATCTATAGGTAAATCGTATGTGGCCCAAAAGATATTGGAAAATGTGATGAATCCGATGATCAACCCGCAAGCAGAAGATTATTTTCTTGTTAATTGCGAGTTCGAAATGAATCCTCAAGATCTTCTTCTTCGTAGAATGAGCCAGGATATGAAAAAGCGGGCTCCTGAAATATTAAGAAGGCAAGATTCTAATACAGTGGAAGAGATGAGGATGTTTGAAATTCTTCAAGGTGAAATCAGGAATAATATAATATACATCGATGCTCCGTGTACGGTAAAAGAGTTTGAGGCGGCTGTGTATCATATAGCTACCAAACATAAAGACAAACGTCTTATAATATTTAAAGTCGATCATATTGCTTTGATAAAAAGAATGGGGTTAGATCCTAAGTCGGCTATAGATGATTTGGTGGCGGTTATGAACGAAGCTAAATTAGTATATAAAAACATATTTTTCCTCATCATATCCCAATTCAACAGAGAAATAGAAGGAAGGATAAAAAGCCCACAAGAGCAGCCTCCGCGTCTTTCTGATTTTTACCAGTCTGATACGCTGGGTCAGTTATGTACGTTAATGATAGGTTTGCACAATCCTCGTAGGTACGGGCTGGATAAGTATATGATATTTGGGAAAGATTGGTATCAGACTCTTGATAGGTTTAAAACTGAAAACAAAACATCATTCAGGACAGCCGGACTGGTGTTTCATCATATACTGAAGGTAAGGCAAGTTAGTATGGAAGAGCTTACTAATACAATCCACCCAGAGATCTTGCCGGGGCATGGATGGATGTACGGGGAGGGAGGGACGAAGTTCGTGAACCCCAACCAGCCGCCGACGCCGCCCAAGCTCTATACTGTGGAAGATGTTACGGACAATCAGGAACAAGAACAAGAGACAAAAGAAGAACAGTCATTGTATTAAAAAAAAATAAGAACCATGAGACTAACAGTAGAAGAAAACGAATACCTGATAAGTAAGTTCCTTTTGGTTCTTACTGAATTTGCAGGGGATGAAAGAGAGATGTTTTTAATCAACTCCATACATGATAAGGCGGTGGCGGATATGAATTATCGTCTTCCGTCTTTAATAAGCAGAGAACGTAAAAGACGAGTCATTGAGCTCCTTAAAGAAGGAACCAGAATAATCAAGGACTTTTCCGGCTATGCAGGTGATATGGGTATGATTAACGAATACGATCGTCTAAAGAAAGAAATAGGTACCGTCCAAGACCAGCTTGGTGACGTAGAAGGTCAACTTCGGGCAGCAGGAGAAGTTATTAAAAAAGAACTTGATATGATTGCTGACCGAATCAAAGAAGACCTCCTCGACCGGGAGCTGGCTAAAAGTAATGCCGAGGCTGAAAGAAAAGCCAAAGTAGATCCGAGATACGAAGTAGCTTTAGGTGATTACAAGGAAATGTTGGAAGTGATTTTTACAACCAGAAACAAGTATTCTACGGTAGATTCTGTACATGACGATCTTCGCCAGTCGGTATCTACCGGTAGAAATTCGATTATTAAAGAAGGGTACAACAGTTAAAAACAAGGAGGGAATATGGAAAAGAAGGAATTTAAAGTAGGAGAAGTATTTGATGCCGGACTTGTAAGATTAAAATGTGTGGAAGGTGATACATGCGATAGGTGTATATTCGAAGATTACGATTCTTGTTCATGTACAGACATAATTGTTGGTCTATGTGGACATGTTGATAGACAAGATAACAAGAATGTTATTTTTATTAAAGCTGATTAAAAATGTACATCAATTTCAGACAACTTGCAGCATCAGACATGACCCCTAATGATCTTGCTAATCTTCTTGCCATAAGACAGAAGGATACGGTTATGATCGAAGCCATGCCAGAAGAAGATGCTGGGAGGTATATAGAGCTTGGCCTGGTTGAGAAATTAAAATCAGGCGTGATGAGATTAACCAACAAAGGAACGTCTTTTGTAAATTATATAGAGACACCGGAAATGACAGACGAGGTTCTGGAAACGTTGAAGATTATGATAGGAATGTACGAATCGTATTCAAAAGACATAGGTGTCAGCAGAAAAGAAGCGGAATCCAGGTTGTGTTGGTTTATGGGTAACACCTCATTCAAGAAAGAGGTCATACTTCAGGTAACGGAATCTTATATAGCAGAGTCAGGAGATTATACAATGAGCTTATGTAACTTTATATGGAAACCGCCTTCTCAGGCTTTTTCAGTCCATATGAACCTTAAAAACTCAAAGCTCTTCGACTTAATAGCTGAAAAATTCAAGATCGCTACCGAGCCTTATTTGGAGTCTAAGAAGAATAAGGAAATGGATTGGTTGTTTGCCGTATCTAAATTGCCTACGCCGCCGGCTAAAGGCAATCCGGATTATTTGTTTACCGGAAGTTCTGAAACAGACAAAGAGAGATTGAAAAACATAAAAACGTATTTATTTAACAAAATTAGAAAGCAATGGAAAAAGTAGAAATCAGAAAGATTATAGAGGATATAATTATTACTCAGTTTCTTAATTCAGAAATGGATATAGTTCATGAAGAAGATGTGACGTTTAAAGAACTTGGATTAGATTCTCTTGATCAAATTGAACTTGAAATGATGGTGGAACAAAAATTCAATATTGTTATTATTGATTATGATATGGAGACCATCAAAGATATGACTGATCTTGTTTACAAAACAATAACAGAAGGATATGGGAAGTGATATAATTTTATGCATGGCTTTAATAGCGTCATTTGCTTTTGTTATACAGTTTTTGTTGTCGATATTAGGATCTGATCTGGATACGGATATTGACATTGACAGTGCTTCTGATTTAAGCATGTCTTTGTCGGACATCATATCATTCAAGGGCATAACACATTTCATTCTTGGATATAGCTGGACTACTTACTTTTCGGGTTCCCATTTAGTAGGGGTTGTGATAGGGTCGTTTTTCTTTATCGTTTTGTTTTACGTATATAAGTTACTTCTTAAGTTAAAGCAAGAAATGGTGTACGAATGTCCGGAAGATTTAAACGGAAGAGAAGTGGAGATAGTATTTAGATCAGGGAAGAATCATTATATGGTAAATATTTCTAAAAATGGAAGACAAGAGCAAATGAGAGTAAGATGCTTGTCTGGAAAAACCTACAAAAACGGCGACAAGGCGAATATAAAATATGAAGAAGGAGAATTAAGTATCTAATTTTTTTTATCAACAATTAAATTTTAAAAGTTATGACAACAATCATGTACGTGTCAGCTATCTTAGCTGTAGTGATTATTTTGACAATCATCGGAGTCTTATCAAGGTATCGTAGATGTAAGCCTAATCAGGTCTTGGTCGTTTACGGTAAGACAGGTGGGGAAAAGAAGTCGGCAAAATTATATCATGGTGGAGCGGCATTTGTCTTGCCTATTATTCAAAGCTATGATGTTTTGTCAATGGAGCCTATGCAAATAGATTGCAAGCTTACCGGTGCTTTGTCATCTCAGAATATTAGAGTAGATGTACCTACGACCATTACAGTAGCTATCAGTACAAATCCCGAAATCATGCAAAATGCGGCAGAAAGACTTTTGGGGATGAATACCGAATCTACTGAAAATCTTATTACGGACATCGTTTACGGTCAGATGCGTTTGATTATTGCTGAAATGACAATCGAAAAACTTAATTCTGACAGGGATGAGTTTTTGGATAAGGCGAGAAAGAACATTGATAACGAGCTTAACAAGTTAGGTCTTTACCTCCTGAACATCAACATCAGTGACATCAGAGACGAAGCCGGTTATATTATGAACCTTGGTAAGGAAGCTGAAAGTAGGGCTCTGAACGAGGCACAGGCTAATATCGAAGAACAGGAGAAGCTGGGTGCTATTAAAATTGCTGTACAGCAGAAGGAAAAAGAAACGGCTGTGGCTAATACCAAAAAAGAACAAGAGATTCAAATTGCTTGTACTGAAAAAGAAAAGGAGACAATAGTAGCTGAAACGAAGAAAGAAAAAGAAATAGCTTTAGCTTTAACCGATAAAGAGAAACAGATCGGTGTAGCTCAAGCAGATAGAGACAGGGCTGCGGTTATCGCAAAAACTTTAACCGACAAGGAATCGGCGATCGTAAGATCTAAGGCAGAACTTGAAGTAAATAAAGCCGAGGCTGAAAGAATGGAAGAAGTCGGAAAGAATAAGGCTGAAGCTGACAAGGAAGCAGCTATAGCAATACAAGACTCTGAAGCTCAGATTAAGAAGGCTGAGGCTGAGAAAAATGCGTCTATAGGATACAACAATGCCCAGAAGGAGGTTGCTGTATCAGTATCAGAACTACAGATCATCAAAGCTCAATCAGAGAAGAAGGCCGGAGAAGAAAAAGTTAAATCGGAAGCGGCTGTAAAAACAGCAAAAGAGCTTGCCGACAAAGAAGTGGAAGAAGCTAAGGCTAAGAAAGTTCAGGCTGCGCTTAAGGCTGAAAAGATTGTGCCGGCTGAAACCCAGAAGGAAGAGGCTATCTTGCAAGCTGATGCTGAGGCAGAGAAGATCAAACGCCGGGCTGAGGCAGAAGCAGCAGCACATTTGGCAAAAGCTGAGGCGGAGGCAAAAGCTATTCAGATGAAGCTGGAGGCAGAAGCCGAAGGTAAGAAAAAATCGTTGATGGCAGAAGCCGACGGATTTAAGGCTATGGTGGAAGCAGCAGAATCCAATCCTCAGATCGCCATCCAGTACAAGATGGTTAATCAGTGGAAAGAAATTGCCGGAGAACAGGTTAAGGCATTTGAGCACATTAACCTCGGAAATATCACGGTATTTGACGGCGGTCAGAACAGTACCGGTAATTTCCTTAACAATGTTGTCAAGACCGTCGCTCCGGCATTGGGAGTCATTGATCAGCTTCCGATTGCAGATACTTTAAAGAAGTTAAAAGGAGATGACAAAAAATAAATACAATGGCCCAAGGTTACACTTGGGCCTAATTGAAGAAGCAAAAGCAGCATTCATAGATTTCCTGCCGGCAGGGACAGTGATTTTAAGTGCTTTACTAATTACGATATTTTTAACATGGATTTTGGACAAGATTTAGAACCAGAAGAACTGACCAAGCATTATGATCAGTATTATGGAATTGATTTTGAAACAGAAGAAGAGGAGGATGAAGAGTATGACTGACGAGGAATTTGTATTGGATAATAAGAAAAGGGTTGTTGTAAGAAAAAGAATATCTTATTTAAGCAAAGGGGATAAAGTGTGGATTGTGTCTTCCGACGGGTATCTGCTACACACGGACGTGGTTAGAGCCGACCGCGGCCGATCTTATGTGGATATAGACGGTATCCTGTATTGGAAACGAGGATTGGATGGCAAGCATCGTAATCGTAATAACTACATGCAGTTTGCCATGACACCAGAAGACGGTAAGAAGTATGTCGTATATTACCCAGAAGGATTTAAAGACAATGACTTATGATGGTCCCGGAAACGCATTTGCTATATAAGGAGTTTAATGGTGTGAAACGTCTTGCCATATCTTATTCCCAGATAGATACGTTTCTTACCTGTCCAATGAAATGGTATAAAACTTACGTAGAGGGCAAAAGGTCTACAGAAAAACAAGAAGCTACATCTTATGGTACGGTTATCCATAAGACACTGGAATACTTCTTTAAGAACGGAAGACAGCCTTCTGGTAAAGACCTTGGAGAAGCAATAAGTTACTATGCTTACCAAGAAGACATACCTTGGCTATCACCGGAAAATATGATGATAGCCATGAAACAATCTGGGGAGCTTCTTGCTTGGATTGTGGATCTGTTTAAAAAAGACGGGAATAGGTTTATGATAGCTGATAGTGATCTTAATCCCTGTGAGAAACTTATCAGACACGGCGCTATAGTTGGAGTCGAAGAAGATTTTGTGCTGCCGTACCGTCTTCCTAAGCCTGTTGATATAAATGGAGTAATTCATACTCATGTGTACATAGTAGGATCGGTAGACCTTCATCTGGCTATAAAGAGCAAGAACGTAGTTCACCATTATGTCATAGATTGGAAATCAGGTAATAAGGTTTTTGATTCTAAGAAGTTGGAAACAAATTTACAGCATCCTATATATTCATTTTACATCTATAGAAGATATGGTGGGGTTCTACCAGATATGAACATCTATTTCTTTACCAGGACCAGGCAGTACCAAAAGGTTAAGGTAGATGAGGAACGTAAAACAAAATCTATAGAGATGCTAAATGACACTTTGTCTAAAATGTATGATTTTGAAGATAATAGTGTAAAATCATTTCAAGCGTACATCCAGGGAGCAGAAGAAGCCAGGTATAGCAAGCGGCGCGCCACCCTAAGCCAGCCTGTTTCGCAAAACAAGCTACCCTGCCCGTCGGCGCTGTGTTATTATTGTGACTTTGGATTACATAACAAAAACGAATGCCCTTTCTCTTCAGATTGGGATCCGTCTAAAAAGATAAAACGATGAAATACGAGGATGTTCAAAAGTTAAGAACGAAATACCGGCAAGATCCGGAAGTTATAAACGTAGAATACATGAGAGACGTTGCTGTAAGATGCGGGAATTTCAAGAAAGCGTTTGAGCTTCAGGAGAAGCTGGAGGATATATGGTTCAACTATTTAAAAGGAGTGTAATGAAAGAAGATCTAATATGTGGAGTAGCGATCCTTTTGTATTTAGTTTTATTATACTTACTCACGACAGCTTTCATAAAAACAGGTAGAGCAGTAGAGCGTTATAAGATGAAGAAGAAAACTGACAAAATCAAAGTAGGTCAAAGATACGAACATAAGAGCTACTTTGAGGATCCATTTGAAAGAGGCAAGCATGTGATTAAGATATTAGACATAAAAGAAGGGTACGCTCTATATGAGTACGAAGAAAAACTATATATACGTTCTTCTGTGAGTCTTGAAGATATTGCTAAAATATATGTTTTAATTACTGATATAAAATAAGGGATTATGGAAAAGAAAGTCACAATCAAAGAAGGAATGGATATTTTTTACAAAAATGCAGGGAAAGATATATGGGTCTATATTGGACTTTTTGGAAATAAAGTGCTATCCATTTTAAAAAACAAAGGTGTTATTGCATGCGAAAACGATGCTGAATATTGCGTGTTGATGGATGGAGAAGATCATTTTATAAGTATAGCAAAAGACATGAGTCACGACTATTGTTGTGAGTACGTTGTAGAAAGAGCAGAAGCCTACAGAGACTACCCCTCCAAAGGTGCTACATGCAGTGTATGCCTGTTTGAAGATAATGAGAATAAAGCAAGGGAGATGTTGAAAGAGGCGATAATAGAACTTTCAAAAAATAATATAATAGATTGCGATGGGCTTTGAACTTAGACCTTACCAAAAAGAAGCAGTAGATGCCGGGCTTAAGTTTCTTACAGGAAGATCTAAGAAGCCTGGCATAATCGTAGCCCCATGCGGATGTGGAAAGAGCCTTCTGATATCCAAGATAGCACATGAAATAAATAGACCGACATTAGTATTACAGCCCTCAAAAGAGATTCTGGAGCAGAATTATGCAAAGGCCGTATCATTCGGTTCTAAACCTACTATATATTCTGCTTCATGTGGTATAAAGGAGCTGTCGGCTATGACTTATGCTACACTTAAAAGCATAAAGAAAGACGTAGCAAGGTTGAAAGATATAGGGATAGATACCTTATTGATAGACGAATGTCATTCAGGATATTCTCCTGAAGAAGGTTCTGAATTTATGGAGTTTATGAACGGGTTCCCAGAGGCGAAGGTGCTGGGCTTCACCGCCACTCCCTGCCGCCTCCGAACCTACAGTTCCATGCTGGAAGGGAACTACAGCAAACTTAATATGCTGACGAAAGACGAGCATAACTTCTTCAAGAAAATAGTTCATGTAACTCAAATACAAGAACTAACCTCTCAAGGGTTTTGGTGTCCACTTAAGTACGAACGATGGTCGTTTGATGAATCGGCTCTGATGTTAAACAGTACCGGGGCTGAATACACCAACGAATCTATTAAAGAAAGTATTGTAAGAAATGGCTTAAACAACTCTATCTACAAGCGCCTTCTTCAACTTATGAACGAACGTAAAGCCATTTTGGTCTGTATGGATTCTATCGAATCATGTAATAGAATATCAGAGTTCATGAATGCCAAGATGGGAGCCATAACCGGTGTCGTAACATCGCTAACAACCAAAAAGAAAAGAGAGCAAATCATATCCGATTTCAAAGAAGGTAAGTTGAAGGTGGTTTTTAATTATTCAACGCTTGCTACCGGATTTGATTTTCCTGAACTTGATTGTGTGATGTTTGGGCGTCCAACATTCTCATATTCAACATATTACCAGGTGCTCGGCAGGTGCGTTCGTATTCATCCTGATAAGAAAGAGGCGCTGATTATTGACTGCTGCGACAACATGAGGCGTTTCGGTCGGATAGAAGACCTGACAATCGAGCAATTCCCTTCTAAGGGCTGGTGTATGTTTGCCGGCGATCAACTTCTGTCCAATATAAGGATGGGTGATATTATTACCAAAGACGAGATCCTTCGCCGGGCAGCCTCGCTTAAATCTGTGAATGGAGATGGTAGGAGAGAAGACGATCTTGACAGTATAATAATGTGGTTTGGAAAATATGAAGGAATTAGATTCAAGAACATACCGGTGTCGTATTTTAGGTTTTTGGCTGAGAATATGGCAGTAAAACCAGGAGACAGGAAAGAAAAGATTATCGAATATTATAATAGGATAAAGGCATGAACAACAAGAGAAGAAAAAAAATATCGGATGTTATTAACAACGTAAATAAGTATAAAACAGATTTTGAATACATCAAATCAAAGTTATCGGAGTTGAAGTACAACATAAATTCAGCCAAAGATGATGTTGATATGATTTTAGATGAAGAGACTGAGGCGAGAGATAATATACCAGAATCGTTACAAGACTCAGAAAGATATTGGGAATCAGATCAGGCTGTAACTGATATGGAGGAGGTGGTTGATGACATGGAAAGTATTATAAATGATATAGATGATGTGATTTCAACCATAGATGGGAGCATTAAAACCATAAATGGTTCTATTAAAGTAAATTTGGAAGGAGTAATATAAATGAAAACAAATGAATTAAGGGAAATACTTAAATTGTATGGTCTTCAACATGATGTTGTTATCAACAAGAGTTCAAGAAGGTATTCTATTATCTTAGATAATAACATAATAGGAACCAATCACGACAAAGAGAGGGTGGTTGTGTTCCGTCCTATACCGGAAGGGAAAAACACATTCTGCATGGAGCGAGATAGGTTCTACACGGAGTTTGAAGAAGCTTTTGATGACGATAAAGCCATAGAAGCCGTAAGACAATATTTTGAAAACAATAAAACAGAAAGTCATGAACGAAAACGAAGTATTTAGATTAAAGGGCAGAATAGCTATATCCAACCTATCACGTGAGGACAAGGATATGATAAATAGCATCCTTGATGGTGTCAACAAAAAGGATGAAGAGGAAAAAGGATATGTCTATACCGTGAGAGTAAAACTAAACAACGGAAAGGTTGTACATGCTACTTTATTTTTTAAAAGCAAGACAGGTCCCACATTTGAAGAATTAAAGAAGGAGCTTGATGATATGGGAGTTAAAGATGATGATGATAGCAATAACGGCATAATTATCATTAACCGCATTGTTATGAGCGGAGAAGAATTTGATCGCTTTATAGGCGAAGAAGAAAAATAATGGACTATATCATTATACTAATTGATTAAAACAACGATAAAACGATGGAAAAAATGGACAATAATACTAAAAACATCCTTTATCCAAAAGGATCTATTTTTCAAACACTGAAAGATGATAAGATAGATAAAAACACTATAATATACAAAGGATCTTTAGTGACTTCAGCAACAAACATAAAAGAAAATGACAAGTTTGCTGAAGTTTATTACAATGGAGACGCAATTATTATAGAAACAGACATTATGGAACTTATTCGTGTAGGAGATCCAGAAAAAAGTACTTCAATAAAATCAGTGAAAAATGACATCATTGACGACAAACTACGATGGGATTTGCTTCCGATGGAAGAGATTGAAGACATTGTGAAAGTCTATCATGCCGGAGCCAAGAAATATGGGCCTAATAATTGGCAGAATCTTGACAACGGATTTGAACGGTATCGAGCTGCAATGTTTCGACACCTAATGGAATACATGAAAGGGGAAAGAGTGGATAAAGAGACGAATGTACACCATTTAGCTGCGGCTGCATGGAATGTGATAACTATGTTGTGGTATGATAAACACGGGAAAGGATTAATATAAAAAGCGAAATAACAATGGAAGAAAAATGGGCTGATATTGACGGATATGACGGATACCAAGTAAGCAATATGGGTAATATTAGAAGTCTGAAAAGCATGAAAATATTAAAACAGCAAGAAAAAGAAAATGGATATAATACTGTGTCTTTAAGAAGAGAGGGGGTGTTAAAACAACTCTATGTACATAGGCTTGTAGCATTGGCATTTTGTGAAAAAGAAGAATGGAAAAATCATGTTGATCATATAAATTGCATAAGAAATGACAATCGAAGCGACAATTTAAGATGGTGCACTCCAAAAGAGAATTGTAATTTTCCACAAACAAGAATAAACGCCTCTAAATCTTTAAAATTAGCAATGAATAGAGAGGATGTTAAAGAGAAACTTGCAAATTCGATGAAAGACGTTTTTAGCAGAAGAAATGTAAAAGAAAAGATGTCGAAAGCATCAATATTGAATCATGAAAATGGATTATACGATCACTTAAAAAAAGAAGTTTTAAAATTAGATAAAGAGGGGAATGTTTTAAAGAACTACGAATCGGTGTCATCTGTTGCAAATGACGGATATGATCCAAGTTTTGTATCAAAGGTATGTAGAGGCGATAAGTCCATAGCTTATGGATATATATGGAGATTTAAATAATAACATAATTAGGTGCTTGTCGTCAATAAGCACTTTGATGAATAACAAAACCATTCACATCATAAATTATAAGGAGGAAAAGAAATGACAACAGAACAACTAAATTATTTATTAAGAGAAGAGCTTTATGCTATAAAAAACCATAAAGACAATATTGATAGAATCAAAAAAGAATATTTTGATTCCAATTATGGGTTAAAAGAAGGAGATAAGATCCGTATTTTACACGAAACAGGAGATGAAATGATAGGCTTCTTGAAAAAAGTTGAAGTATGTGAAGACGGAGATCTGTACTTGACAATCCAAAAACAAAACGAAAAAGGTGACAGAGGCAGAAGAACATGGAATATGTATCTATCATCAAAATCAATTAAAATTGAAAAATGTGTATAATGCCATGAGAGTGTTAAGTTTATTTGACGGAATGTCATGTGGTCAAATAGCGTTAAAAGAAATAGGGATCACACCTGAAGTATATTATGCATCAGAAATAGATAAGTTTGCTATTAAACAAACGCAATTAAATTTCCCTAATACTATACAAGTAGGAGATGTAAGGGATTTGAATGTAGAAGATCTTGGACACATAGATCTTATTTTAGCCGGCAGCCCATGTACGGATATGTCCTTTTCTGGAAAAAGAAAAGGGTTGTCTACCGTAGAAGGAATAGAAATCAAATCACTTAATGAGTATCTTGAATTAAAAAAACAAGGATTTGAGTTTGCCGGTCAGTCTTACTTATTCTGGGAGTTTATTCGTATTTTGAATGATGTAAGAAAAACTAATCCTGATGTGTTGTTTCTTCTTGAGAACGTTAAGATGGGAAAGAAATGGGAGCCGGTATTTGATGATGCTATAGGGTGTAAAGGCAATCATATTAATTCAGCACTTGTTTCCGCTCAAGTCAGGAAACGTATTTATTGGACTAATATTCAAGGCGGCATTATCCCTCAACCTAAAGACGAAGGTTTGACTATAAGTGATATAGCGGAATATGAAGTAGATGAAAAATATTACTTATCTGAAAAAACTTTAAACAATTTAGCTTTTCACTTAAAAAGAAATCACGACAAGGGAAATTGTTATGGAGCTAATATTAAAACAAAAGATGAAAAATCTAATACTGTTACCGTAAAGGGTAAATACATGTACGATCTTATTTGTGTAGCAATGAGAGGCAGGAATCCAGAAAAACCTACATGTAGAGAATCTGGTCTTAAAACAGTTCAGATGATTGAATTTAAAAACGATGGAAAATCCAATCGTCTCACAACAGTTCAAAAAGATAATCTTATTTTCCAAATACCAAGAGTATTTCATGGAGATAAGGATCCAACATTATCTTGTAATTCATATGATAGAAACAGTTTTATCATACAGAGAGCATTACAGGGCGATTTCAGAATAAGAAGATTAACCCCTACAGAGTGCTCCAGGTTACAGACTGTACCAGATTGGTATAAATGGGAATGCAGCGAAACCCAACAGTACAAGATGTTGGGAAACGGGTGGACTATTAAAGTGATTGAACATATACTTAAAAGAATAAAAGAATCATGATTAGAGCAAGATTTTATATTAAAAAATCCGACTGCGGTAACGACTACTGTCCAGTCAAATGGCCTATAAAATATCCATATTGGTGTAGTGCAGAATCCAGTAATTCATTTGTATTGGTGGCGTATGCTGAAGATGAAGACAACATAAAAGAACTGTGGCCGGAGGCGTATGATATTAATGTCTTAGAGAAAGATACCGAAATTAGATTCACATTAAGATTTCCTAAGCCGGAATGGTATGAATTATATGAAGAAATGTATGATACATTTGTGTGGATTACAGACACATATCTGCAAGATGGTAAGATAAGAAAAGTAAAAGCTAAAATAGAAGATTATGATGGTACTTTATTAGCCGACACTCCTGGCCGGTTCACTCCTTATACAATAGGGTATCAAGCTTTTAAAAGTAAAGAAGAAGCTTTGAAATATGCAGAGGAACAGAGAACGGATTTAATTAAGTCTCTTAAGTTACAAATACATGAACTTGAAAATCTAAAATTTGAATACGATGATTAACTATGCAGCAAAAGCCAGAAAAGCTTATTTGATAAACAATTTCGATAAGATCCTTAACAGTCTCAACACGCTTCATTCAACGGTTGAGACCATGACGTTGTTCGTAAACGACCAGGCTTATAATTACATTCTTAAGCTAAAGGAAGTAATTAAAACCAGTCCTATGTATAAGCACAATATCAAGCGTCTTTTAAATGACATGGACAAAGAGATAAAGAGGTACAATGCTTCTATCTACTACATAAATAAAGAGCGTAGTGAGGTTATAGCTGATATAACACAAGCGATGGAAGATTGCCTCATGCCATACATAGACGACCTGGCCGGCGCTATAAGGGCAGCCGTGTGGTCGAAGGGCGTGTCCGAGGAGCGGACGGAAGCGGCGGTACTGTCCCTAATCGTATCCTCCTTGGCCATGACATCAGGCAGACTTATTTCAGGTGGATATCAGATCATGAAAGAAATGGGTGGTGGCTGGGGTGGTAATCCATTTACGTTTATGAGCATTGATAAGATAAGACACTTATCTACATCATTATCTGATGCTATTACCGGTGGAGAAATAGCTCTTGAAGAAAAAGAAGCCAATGACATAACTAAGGCAATGGATGTTTTTATTGAGAAAATATCCGATTCAGATATTGTTGATAAGGTGATCAGCATACTCGAAGAGGCAGAATCTAAAAAACAAGGAGGAGAGATCGTGAATTATTTAGATGGGTATGTAGAAGAGATTCTTTCCGAGCCGTACTATGATGATTACGGTTCTGGTATTTTTAGGTGGTGGGTGAAAGTGTCTTACATTTGCGAAGGCATAGGAGCTGTCACTATCTTAATGTTTGATACGAGAGAAGAAGCAGAGGCAGTAAAACCAGGTTACAAATTTTTATGTTGAAAATAATATGAAGTATTTTATTGATAACATTAGTATTATCATCATGTTCAAATAATCATCAGGTTAATGACGGATGGGTTATATATGATCTACGTCCTTTACAGGGTGGACGTGTGATGTATTATGCTGAAGACGAAAGAATTTCAATATTTAAACATAATAGAATCATAAAATTCGTTGGATACCAAGGAGAATACAATATCGGAGATTCTATTAAAATCGTAAAAGTGAAATAATATGAAAAATAATTTAAAACTCGTATGTCCAAAATGTGGCACCCCTCACCAGCCTCATTCTCCGCACACGATGGATGCAGATGGATTTGAAAGGAGTGAGATAAGAACTGTCATGGAAGACAGGGGATGGTGCTACGAATGCTCTTTTTGGCAAAACTTGTACGACAAGCACAAAGACGATCCTGGATGGGTTAGGATAGACGGTGTAAGCTGGGTGCTTAAGCCTATGGTGGAAAACGTACCGAGCGGATGGAACAGCCTTGGATGTGGTGGAAGAAAAATGTATATCAATATCGAAGGGAAAGGCATTGTTACATCAAATAACTGCTGGTGTCAAGGTGATGTTTCGGACGCATTCAAGGATCTGATGCCTGATAATGCTACTTGGGCTACGAAGGAGGAATTTGACAAAGCTCCTGTAGTAGGACATATCATAGAAGGTATTGGTTTAGTTTTCACAGATAGGGGAGGTCATGAAGTTAATGCTTAGAAACTTATTTCATGTTCTGCTTATACAAGAAAAGATGGTAACTACAACAATCCCCAACCATACAATAGGCATACGGTTAGGGATTGTTGTCATATCGTAAAATTAAGTGTTTTTTTTAATATCAGATATTCAGTATGAACTTTACTTCCGCCATCATCTATCAAGTCCAAATTAATATAAGCTGTATATGATACATGATGATCACCAGGAGCAAGACGTTTCATTTCTGATAAGAACACAGAATTTAAACCTTGGCCAGACCATGATTCTGGATATGGCAAAGGTGTAAAGTCGGCGTCTGTACATCTTACAACCCAAGTAAGATTAGGATCTGCCCTAACTATTCTATCATGAGGTCCATCAATTACAAGATCTGGCATCTTATATTGGTAACTATCATAATTAAGGACAATAGGATCACCAAAGTTTACACCGTATATAGCAGCAGGTGGAGTAAAGCTTGTTATTAAAAAGGTTCTATTAATCCTATTGGTTGTTCTTAGCGTAAACTCATCAGGTGCTATCACACTTACTATAAATCCATAATAAGGAGAGGTTTTTAAAGCAATAGCAAGAACCACCGAATCCTGTTCAAGCAATTCCTCTGTCGTATCAACCTGACTATCGATCTCTTGCCTATCTTCCATTGGAACACCGCCTTGGACACTTATGGAATCCAGCCGTTCTTTTTTAGACAGAAAGATAAATTGCCCGCCCTGTGGAATGGTGCCTACTTTCTTTCCTTCTACGATTACCCCCCCCCTATACAATCGCTAACTATCTTATACTCATATAGTTTAGCATTATTTTCAAATCTTCTTCTCATAATTTCATAAAATTAATTCGGTAAAGGGGCGGACATAACGTGGATTACTCCTTGTACTTGTATCCAAATGATCTCCTTGGATGTTTATATCATAATACCACGAATAGGTAAATTGTGTAGATTGAGTGGATGTCCACATTTTATTACTCATTATCGTACCTCCTACCATTAAAAGGCATTCGTTTATTTCATTCGCATACAATGATATCAAAAAAAACTCTCCGGCGCCACCTACATATCCATTTTGACCATTTTTAAATAAATAGCTATTAGCTTTATTAAAAGCGTAATTTTCATTACTGGTATCATATTCAAGATACGCATTCTGATTTTCACGCCCCCAATAATCCTTTTTAACGGTCTCCATATAAGAACTATTTTGTGCAAATACATTGTCTACTCTTCCATCCTTACCCCAACTAAATGTGCCAATATATTCGGTGGCTATAACAAAACACACTTTATCTACAAGAGCTATTCCATTGCATAGATCATTGGAATATCCTTTATTAGACCAATTTTCTTTTGTATATAATCCTCCATCTACATGTTGGATGTATATGCCTTTATTGATTATAAGCGAGGGATTTACCCCCATCCCTATTTGAAATCTTCGTCTCATGATTTTTTGTTTGCAAGATAGCAATAATTGACAACATAAAAGAAACCGGTTCCCTATCATCTCTGACTGAGAACCGGTAAGAAAACAATTTCAGAAAAAAAATTAAACCTACATAATCTTTCAAGTAAGAACAAAAAAACGTACAATCTACTCTTTGACGATGCTAATATAGCATATTGGAATCATACAAAAACAATGCAAGTCCGATATTCTTCGTCTATTTGTAACTAACATCATCGTCTCCTTCCGAATCAGGAGTGGCGCCGATGAAGAACATCATTGACTTGTTGTTCGTCTGCTGCCACCAATTATAGGCGCGCGCTACGTCTTCCGGCGTCTTGATATTATACCATTGTTTGATAAACGTCTGTTTGGCGAGTTGCCTAAATAACTTAGACTCTCCTTTGTATGTACCGGACGTCACCTTATCAAGTGAGTAGTTCCTAAGATCGGTAAGATCCTTAAGTTTCCGTCCCATAACAAACGGGTCGTTAATGATATCTACCACATTAAGCTCCATAATAAACGGCATCTGTGAAGCTATTTCATTTATGGTTCTGAATCCGACGTAGGATCCGAATTGAGTAAGCCAACTTTCCTCGTTTTCATCATCATCACGCCATCCGGCAAGAAGCATAGATACGGCTTGCATGATAAGGAACGTGCCGGCATAGACACTGAGACGTTTTATATTGGTTTTCTCTACCTCATTCATATTATCTTTATTTTCGTTCCAGGCATCTATGATGTTTTTCATACCAGACTCGGAAGCTAAGCTAAATGTTTTGGCTATCATATTCTTTAACGTAATTGACAGTCCTTCCTCTTCTTGCATTGTTTGGAAATTGAAGCCACGTCTTTTCCACAGGCGTTGAGCTGCCAGCACCAGCCAGCCTCGGTGGGCGGTCATGAACCTGGCTATCCAGTTGCGCGATGCGGCAGTTCGGTTTTCTTCATTCAAAGATCCGTTACATATCTGCGACAAGCTACGGACTTGATTCCTGGTTATAGCCATCTGGGTTTCAACTTCCTCAACAGTAACACCCGATCCCGGCTTTACAACCACCTTTCCATCCACGACGTCTACCATACTCCATAAAGTGCGATCTTTTAATGCATCCCATTCTCTTTTTATGGTACTCTGTTCTTTATTGCGTTCTTTTTCCATCTTGAAATCTTGGAACGTATAGAACCGGCCTTTGTAATAACGAACATTGTCCATAGTAGCAATCATAACCTGCGGATCAAGAGGGTAGTTCAGGATTTCCATAAAAGCATACATAGGCGAACGCATTAAGGTCCTGGCCACTCTATTATATCCGGCACCATACATACGATTTCGGATATTGAATATCCCCATTCTCTCACCTATGACATATAATTTGCTTTTCCTATCTATGTCTCCGGTTTCTGCTATACAAGATGGAGCAAGGCGTGAAAATTCAGCCGATGCGTATTTAAGGGAGTCTTTGCTTATATACTGTCCTACGGCAGATTCCATGATGAGGTTGATATGACCTGTCAGGGCGCCGGTAGCTGCCACAAACGGGGACAGCGCCAGGTTCATGACCGACATAAATCTTTCAACGGCCATCATTATCCTGGTAAGGTCTACTGTGTATCCACCGATGTTTACCGTCAGTTTTTTGGTGTTCATTCTAATGCCATAATAATGGTCATTGAAGAAGTCCCTGAACATCTGATATGCTTGGGTTGCTTCAGCCTTTTTACCACCTTCAAATTGTTTATTTAGTAACATCTGCTCCAGTCCTTGAGCGAGCTCTATAGACTTCTGCTTTTCGTTGTATAACGATGACTGCATCATAAGCATCGAATAAGAGTAGCCAAAATCGTGAGATACATCATCTTGGTTCTCCAATTCATATATGTAGTATTTAGGTATAGACCTAAGCCTGTCTTCTGGATCATACACTTCTCCTTGCCTGGTCTTACCATATAGAGAATCGTCTACTCTGTCCAGGCACAGATCTGATACAAAATTACGAACCGTATTTTTGAAGTTAATACCCAATCCTTCTACACGTTCTATATCTTGTTTGGATATCTGTGGAATAGCATACAGGTTCGGGCTCTGCTCTTTGTATAGATCAAGGGATTGTCTTTTTATTTCCTTGAGTTTTTGAATCATATTCCACTGCTCTACGTTTTTAGTAGCAACCTCATTACCGTCAGCATCATACTTGATACCAAAGTCATTGAAATACGATTCGTCACGATACAGGCTTTTCTTAGGCATTCGATGACCATACCCATGATCTTTTACATAATCAGGATTACGACCGCTATTTTCGGCTTCAGATTCAGCCACCAATGCCCTTACAGGGTCGAAAGACAAGTACGATATGTCCATGCCATAATCTTGGGTGGATGTACCGTTTTGTACGTCCTTAACCATTTGCGCCACATCTATCTCACCTCGACCGATTTTGTCGATCATAGCTGCATATCCGGTAGGCGCCATGCGTTTATAGTACGAAAAAACCTGGCTTCTGGCAAATTCATTAACAATAGCATTAGCTTCTTCTACGCCCTCTTCTCTTGTATTATTTAAAAATAAGCTGGCCATCTTAGCATTAACAGCATTCCTGAAATCTCTACCGTCTAATTCTTTGCTTATACCAAGCTTTTCTGACAGGTAGTTGGTTTCAGATACGGTAAACAGATATCGGTTATCAGCAGCCTTAAACAGCTTATCCCTTAAAGCCTGAATCCTTTTTGCTTTCTTCGCCGTAGTATGACGTTGTACGAACTTCCATTCCACTTCCTTGGAGTCAGCAAGAGCATTTAAATAAGACTGATTTACTTCGTTTTCAGCCTTACTGCTTTTAGTAAGGTACTTATCAATATCTTCAAGACCCACCATCTTAGCATAATCTATTAAGATAGCGTAATCGGCTTCAATAGCTTCAGATGCAGCCCTAAAAGCATCTCTTTCAGATGAGGTAAATGTCGCTTCGTTAATCTCTCCGATATCAGCCACATCGCGATTGTTTCCGATTATTTCCTTGATAATAGCCTTATTTTTTTCTATATCTTTCACAATAGAATCCACGTCAGTCGCATCTCTATCACTTGTCGTAGAACTAATGATATCATGCGCCATTTTAAGATACGAAGCCTTGTTATTTGATTCGGTACGTGCCGACTGTTCTGATTCTACATCATTCCAAAACCGATCGTTGAATGACAGGTGACCTCCCAACATAAGTGTCTTCAGCGCAGCTTCTCCTCCAGACTCGCTCTGAATCGTTCTTAATTTTTGCAAAAACGATTCTGATACGGCATTAGTGGCATTATTTGATTCCTTTCTCCAAACTTCATTTATAGCTTGTATTTCTTTGGCCATCTTAAGTTGGTCGCCGGTTTTTTCCACTCTCCTGGTTCCTACATATATGTATTCTGAAGCTGCTTCCTTACGTTGTTTACGAAGCAGTCCTTCTTCTTCGTAATTGCTGCTTTTAAAATAGGCAACCTCATCAAAATTACCACCGCTATCAATAAAAGGCTGCCTCAATATCTGTTTTTGCCGGGATAGGGCATTAAGGTATTCTTTGGTTGTTTGAGAAACCGGATACCCTAATTCTTCTTCAGCCTTTTTGTATATGGATTCCATTCTTGTGGCATAACTTTCGCTAAATTCCAGTTCCGAATTTTCAGCATCCCACTTTTCCATCTGTTCCGTATAGATCTTTTCCTGCTCGATGGTAAAAATATCGGTATTAACTCTATCAGACGATGGTTTGAATTTAGCGTTTTCAGTAACCGTATTTCCATCCTTGTCAACTACTTCTCTTTTAAATACGTAATTACGGTTATTGTCAACCACATCATTGATTTCTTCTTCTGATATCTCTATGTTCATGGCAGTCGCAAACGCTCGCATCTGCGCCAGCTTCTTATTACGATCGTATTTAGCCATATCAAGAGCACTACGAAGGTAATTAGAAGTTTTGCCGTCTACTTTCTGAAGCAGTTTTTCAAATTCATATTTGTTAAAACCATGCTTTTTAGCATATGCCAGGAAGTCGGATATGGCGGGCTGGGCATTCACCATCGCATTGTAATTGTCTTTGGCAATCATAGCTCCAAGAGCGTTATTGAACGGACTGGAAGAATGCTCTAATATACCAAACCACCTACTTATCCAAGAAACATCGTGTTGAACCTTGTCGAAAAATTCTTTTACTCTCTTTACCTTATCTGCCGGCACATGAAGTTCGTTCATTAACTTATCAAGCAACGTACTTTCATCAAGGTCTTGTACTGATTTAATATCAGACTGAATACCATTGATGTCGGCAATGACGGTATTGATCCTATTTGTATAATCCTGCTTTTCACGTTCATCAAATTCGGTACTTCTGTTACGGATATATCCTCGAAGATCGTTCATGATCGGAAGAACCTGATTGTTGATAATATCGACGTTCTTTCGATCATTGGTATTGAAGTGAAGCTTACCGTCTTTGGTATCACCATGAAGGATGGTGTTCACCACATTGCTTAAGTATCTGACCTGAGCTTCGGCTGTGGAGATCATGCTGTTCATGGCAGCCGCCATCTCATTCTTGTCTATCTCGGTCTCTACTTTATTTATCTTATCTTCTATGGTCTTAAGCTGAGCAAGGGTCATAGACGTAGTTACAGCCCTATCAGAGCTTATCTGACGTAAGTCTCTTAATGTTTTTCTTAGCGATCTGATCTTAGACTCAAGAAACTTGTTCTTGTTCATAGAAGAAAGGGAGTATAATGTAAAGTCATTATCCTTTAACAGAGAAGTGTCAAATCCTTTATCTATGTCAGTAATGGCAAGATCACGAATGTTTTTAATAACGTTATTCAAATCTTGTCTTTGAGTAGATAAAGCTGATTTAAGCCAGCTTACTATTCCAGAGAGAAGCTGCCGGACGCGCCCCAGGAAGGAGGTGGGCTCTACCGGCGCCTGTGCTGTGCCGGTCTGCATCTCCCTGGCGAGGATCTTTCCAAGAATTTCCCTCCTAACAGCATTATCAAGCTCGGCTCCTTCATATACTTTACCGTATGTATTATAATACTGACCTGCATACTGGTTCCACTCTTCTGTGCCTTCTACATCTTGCAGAACAGCTTCAACAGCATTCTGATCTCTGTATGCCTCTACAAGGAAGTGGGCTGTTTCTTCTACTAAATCAGATAAAGTAGCATCTTCACCAACTGCTATTACGTTATTGGCAATATCCGCCAATGCCTTAGCAGAAGGTTCGTGCCCGTATTTGGTTTGATACTTCTCTATATAATCGGTCATACCTATGACACTAACGCCCAACGTTTTCAGTATCTCGACAATAGAATTTCGTTGATCACGTTCCTGCCTGCTATAATCTGATACGATCTTAGCTTTAGTATCAGCATAAAGATCGTTGTCTTCTAATATGAATGAAACTACAAGCGCATCAAAATGATCGTACTTGGCGTCCAATTCATTGTATCTTCCTGACTTTAGATCGTTCTTTATCTGCTCTTTGCTAACCCTTTCCGTTCCTCCGGTGGCGAGCCTCATAGTTACCTTACTATTATCCAACGAGCTTATGGTTATCATACCTTGGTCGTTCATGGAAACATCTGAACCAAAATGATTACGGAGCTCGGTGTAGGATAAGGCTGAATTGAAAAGTCTAATTTGTCCTGTATGACCTTCTCCTGTAAGATAATAGCTTCTTGTTTCAGGATCGAATATCTTAGATCCGGACAAAAGACCTTTCTTTATAAGGTAGTTAATTATACCACCTTTTGTTGATAAAGAAGTAGAAGCAGAAGCGGTCATGACCGGTATAAAAGATTTGGGATTATTAAGAACATACCTTCCAGCTTTGTAAGTAATGTCTGCCACGCCATCCCAGGCAGATTCTTGAACGGTGCCTGATAAGAATCCTATTCTAATATCATTCCCGCCAGAGCGAAGAGCTTCTCCGTAATCTTCAAATAATTGATTACGATCGTTCATGAAAAACAAACGAGGCTCTCCGGTCTGATACGTTACACCCACAGGATTAGAATCTGTCTGTGGTAACTCTTCTGGGCTAAATATCTTAAGACCGTCTTTTATAACCATATAATTAACACCCTTATCCTGTACCATAGATACGGGAGTGAAGTCCGAAGATATAGCATCTTGTAAATACTGCCCGGCGTCTATTCCAGGTCCTTCCGGTACGGAAATACTTGACGGGACCATAGCATCTACCAACATAATATTATCACCCAGATCTTGGCTGTAAAATCCAAAGCCCGATTCTCGGATTTCATAAGGTGCATCTGATTTTGACACAAGAACAGGGTTACTCATCTTAGAAGCCTTATCCAGCACCCTTTCTCTGTAGGCTTCTGGGATAAGATCGATGTTGGATTTTACCTTATTATAAGCCTGTTTGTTGATAGGCACTCTCTTTCTCCAGTCGCCAAAAGCCTTTAAGAACTTGTTGGAAAATACGGTTTTAAAAACAGTAGTAGCCCGTTCCCTGTTCTCCATAAGAGGAATAGATGCTATCTTATCAAACAACATAGACCTGTCCCCTGATCTGGTAGAGACAGAAACAACTTTCTTTTTATTATCTCTTTTAATAATACACGTTGATACCATGATAAAACATTTTTGTTATGAGACAAAGGTAGTTAAAAATCAAGCATATCATAAAAAATAAAGCCATCTAACTTCTCAGTCTGATGGCTTAAAAATGATATGAAAAAAAATTATAATCTGACGAAAAATCGTCAAGTTCAGCTTATATGTAATGCATGTACCCATCTCGGTGTATAAACCTTCCCGATTCAAAGCGCTCAATATCTTCAGGGCAAATAGGGCCCGAATCCTCTCTCCTGGCTTCAAACCAAAGCCCCGGCTTACGAAGTCGGCAAGTTATGATATAATTGAAGCAATTGTGCGTAAAATGGAAAACAGATCCTACAGGGAAATACCTATCAGCTTGAAATACGATTCTTTTTCGTTTAGTATCAAACGTGATATCTCCTACTATCTTAGCCACGTAATAGCTTCTGCCATTTAACGTTTCATCTGTTTGTGGTATCCAATAATAACCTCTTGCCATGCCACAAATATATAAAAAAAGTCGGACAAGACACATGTCCGACTTTATATTACTTTGATTCATTTTCAAACCGCTTTATAAGAGAAGCAATATCATCACCACAAACAAACATCATTCGACGTTCTTCTTTTGGTTTATGAGACACTGGGATGGTTTTGTTTATCTTAATCTGATTCGCCAGACCTCTGCCTAAACGAATATCAACTTTTTTTACCTTTCATGAATTATTTGTTTAAACAGACCAATTCCATCTATTATAATATGACCGCTTTGCATACGACCATTATTAGGATTATGTAGAAAATTGAAACCACTTTCTTTTTCCTGTCTTTCAAAAAAACTGATATCCTTTCCTCTACGGGCTCTTTCAAAAGCTTTCTTGAACAACTTGCCTCTAAAGGTCTTGACGAGGATCTTGGTAGCGTTATTGCCGGCTTTTACCATTGCTTTCCTTGCCTGGTCCTCCGAGACAAAACTGCTTCGGAAAATATACGATGCTGCTACTTGTATATCTTGTTTAGTAATCATATGATAAGCATTTCTTTCAAGATACTATTGTGTATAGTATATATCATTTTCATCTCATCTCTATCATATACGTCAAAAAAGGATTCACTTAAGTCCTTTGAATCTGCGCTCAATTGAATTATGCAATTACCAGTATAAACCTTAAGCTTGCAATTATCGGAATATATATCATGCATAGTTTCAAATGTCTCAATTAAATTTTCAACAAGGGCTCTGTTAAATGAAAAAGGTTCTTTACCATTACCTTTAAATGTGATATGATCTAAATTAATGTTGTCAAATACATACTCTAACTGATTTCCGTCCATCATATTATAAGTGATTGACTTTTTGATTATAAATCCCATATTATTTTGTTTTTTAGTTGTTAATATAAATCTTCTGAATACAATTGTTCCCTAATGGCATTCCTATCTACCACCATCTCCTGATTATTATTTTTAACAAGTTCAGACGCATCCTCTCTTGTTAAAAACCGGTTCTTGCTTGTCAAAAACCCTTGAACACTGCGGTTTTTATGAGCTATTCCGTATGCCGCAAGTTGAGATAGTATAGAGGGGTGTCTCAATCCACAGAACACAGTTCCGGATGGTATATTGGTGGGCTGATAGAGACGTTTCTTGTCGTCCTGCACCCATATAGCCGCGCATACAACAATTTCCTTATCACACATGATTTACATATTTAAAATACCGTTTTTACCAATATGCTTCTTTTCTTCTTCAGTAGGCCATTCTTTCTTGAACTTACCATGCCACGTTCCAGGAACTACCACCACTTCGCCTCCCTTACTATATTCAATAGCGGCACATTCAGAACAAAGAGGCTTGCCTTCATATCCCTTTAGCGACTTATCGTAAATACGATTCTTACAAGGTCTCATAAGAGCCCAGTAATATGATGTGGCTGTATTATCTATACAGCCACATTTTGAACACACAAACAAACTCATTTCGTAATCTCCCAATCATTTGACGATATATCTTCTATACTTGGGTTCCACGATGTCAGCCTCCGTGTTTCTTCATTTATAATTATGATCAATGACTTTTCCACATGAATTGAGCTAACACCACTTCTTCTAAAAGCATCAAGATGTTCATTTTTCCATCCACGTCTTTTGATCATATTACCATCTTTCAGAAATTTAAAAGCTTCTTCAAATGTTAAACCTGACTTCTTTTGATTAAGATACTGTTCAAGTCTGTCGGCGGCTTCATTTGGTGTATGGCCATCATATTCGAAAGAGGTTTCTCTCTCTGGAACATCAAACAAATCCCAGTACTTGCTTTCATAGTGATTAGACACCTGACCAGTGGGTAACATTGCCATCACAATAAACCAATCATCAGAACCGAAGCATTTTTCTCCGTCGCTGTGCCTTCTTGATTTGCAAACTTCAATCTGTCCGTTTCTGGCTAATAGATTAAAGAAGGCGGCGTTGTACAACATACGGTACCGATACAATTCATTGAAAGTATGGTATCCGTCAGAAACTTCTCCCATGTCTACAGGCTTCTTGTTTTGAATACTACCCAAAATATTCTCTACATAGAGCTGTATTTTATACAGACCCATTTCGGTGTGGCCGTATTTGTTCAAGATCTTATTGACATCGTATTGTATATTAAAATCTTTTTCAAATTCTACTTCAGGATGATTCGGATAGCAGTAGCCCACTGATGCTTCTAACACTGACTTTACGTGTTCTATTATCCTCGCAACATCATCATGTTTAAAAAAATGCTTAAATCTTTCAACGAATTTAATATCTTCGTTGATTGCTGATTCGAACTCTTCTTTTGTCATCACTCTAACTACATCTTTAAAATCTTTTAATTCCATGATTTGTTTTAAATTAGTTGTTATACTTTCTTTATCCTACAATACAAACCCCATAAGAACTCGGCAGAAAAACCATTCCATGCATTATTCTGCCAAATATCTACTTTGTTAATAAACCAAGACCATGTAGGACCATCATATGAAGAATCAGATGATGATCCCAATCCGATTTTCTCCATTTCATTCGCCACATCAGAATAAGGATCTAAAATGACTCCCCTAATCATGTTAATAATATCATCCTTATCTAACGTAAATTGAAACTGCTCCTTGTTAGTAGGCGGATCTTGATTCAATTTACCAGTCGCAAGCCATTCTCCATCATGATACAATTCGGCAAGTTTCTTTACCTTATTTTTAAGAAAAGAATACTCTTGTATGACTTCCATAAAATTAGCTTCGTTAGCTTTACCCTCTATGAAGATAACGGTTTTGCTTCCAGGTCTATGATCGTCTAAGCTTGCCGGGATTCCCAATATCGTCCATCCTTTAAACTCAGCTATCTTAAAACGCATAACGTCAAACACCTTATAGAAATCATCACAATCTACAGATTCTATTACCTTAATATCCTCTTCTGTGAATCTACCTCGTATTGGAATAACGTGATGACCAGGGCAGCCATCGGTTCCGAAATATGCGATTCTAACCACGATATCTACAATATTTTAATTTATTTTGCTAAAATATTCATATAACACGGCACATCTACTACGTCTCTTCTACGGATACGCTTATCGAAATAGGAAACCATATAAGTATTTTTACCTTCGTGATCAGGTCTGGGATCGAAACATTCAAAAACGAATCTTGTTACACCTTCCAAATGACCGAGCATGAAAACAAATTCGCCACCGTATCTTTTATTAGCTAATTCTTCTACAGTCATAACCTATCCCCTCCCAATCCTGAATTGATGCTAACGTACTTGACACGAACTTCATTTCCACGTCCAAGCTGACCCCAGCCGGGCGATGGCGTTCCCTTAGCCGGAGCAGGGACAGCCCTAAGCCGAGACCAGTCCTGCTTTTGCCTCATGGCTTCAGCCTCTTTGTAATACCGGTTACACAGTTCTTGATCTTCGTAACCAACATAATCTTCCTTATTTTCCATATAGAATACTTTTTCAACAAAAGTACGACATTTATGAATTAATTAGATTTAAAATAAAACAATATGAATTAAAATAAAAACCCGATACGTTAAAATCGCATCGGGCCCGGTATTGAAAAAAAATAGGTTCAGATCTTGGGTAAAGATTCGAGCCAATTTTTAACATCTTTATATTTAGGGTCTTTGTCTATTCTATCTTTCAGTTCATGCAATGCTGAGTCCATAACCGTATTCGGTACGCCAATCAACTCTCCTATTAAATACAAGGGGGTTTTATTCGATTTAGATTCGTGTGCTATATTCATGTCCAAAAAAAAGTTATGTGAAACAAACCGGCCACGGGTATTCTATTGCCCGCCGACCGGTATAATATTTTTATTCCTTTTTTTTCCAAACGGGAAAAACGGGAATGCGGGAATCATATTTTTTACTATGGCTCCCGCACCACCGGAAGGACCTGGGTCTGGATCTCAGGTCAGATCTTTCCAGTTTATTTTTTCGCCGAGGTAATCTTGCACGGCAAGCCATCTTATAAAGGCTACTCCTTCGGGAGCATCCGGATCATCCAAATACATTAACGTAGCTTTCACCAACTCGTTCTCACATTTGAAGACCTTCGGAAAACCATCCGAATAGTACATTGCAAAGACATATTGGACATCGCCCCATGTCGCTTTATCCGGCTTCTTCGCTCCGCACTTTTCAAAAATATCTTTTATTTCCGGCTGCTTCCAGATCCTCTTGGATCCATCGACGTTGACCATCTTCTTTACCGCCTCATCAGCGAGAGCATTAGAAAAATGGTAGCCGTAAGTATCTACATATTTCTGATAAGCTGGATCCTCTGCGTCTGCTCCTCAATAAGAACGACCTCTGCCACGTCCGCGACCTCTACGCATCTGAGGTCCGTCACCGTAGTATCTGTCGTCTCCATAGTAATCGGTCGGGTAGGATTCGTAACCCATCCTCCGGTATTCCCGGTCCTCCATTTCATGACGACGTTCGCGCTCTTCAAGCCTTCTTTCCCTTTCTTCCAGCTCGTTTTCTCGCTCTTCCATTTCCTTCATCTTCTCATGCATACCGTAATGGTCGTAAATACCACCACCGTACCCCATGTACGTCCCATCAGAACGCCGGCTTCTGCCTCTGCCTCCACCTCGTCTGTCTTCTATCTCGTCATATCCAGGATATTCTCTGTGTCCTGAATTTAAATCATATACTATCATATTATACTTATTTCAAACGTTCTACAATTAACTTCTTTAAATCTTCGAATGAATCAGTAAGGTCATTCACCTTATTTTCTATACCAGCTATTTTACGATCCTGCTCTCTCGTTTGTTTGAATGCCGGATTGATGTCCTCTAATATAGATTCACAAGCCTCTATCTTGGCACGATGGGCATCTACGCTGTTTATTATGTCTTGACTGGTGTTTTTTATAGCATTCAGTTCGTTCATAATCGGATCTATGCTGGTAGATAATGTTATGCCCATAGCCTTAGCCACATTCTGGGATTCCGGGACCGTATAGGTCTTGGTTTCGCCAGTGAGCTCTACCGTCAGATCCACCACGCGGGTCTGCATCGCCTGATACTGACCTGGCTGAGGAGGAAGATACCTGGGTTCGGATACGGCTACTACCTTTCCCAATTCGTATTTAGGTACTGTATTAGTATCAAGGGTATGTACCTGAAACCCTTTCTTCAAATCTGAAAACATGATCAAAATATTAGTTAGGTGAAAATAGGGTGATGATCTTCATCACCCTACTGAAATCATTTACCTGCTTTAACTTCAGACGCCTGGGCTGCCGCTACTGGAACACAGCAATCCATTAATCTTAACACGCCACGAACTTTATTGAAGTACAGAAGGCGTTCTGTGCCATTTACCATAGCAGCACCCGTGACAGCTACGTTAATAGGGTTCACGACATTCACTCCCGTAACCGAGCAACAGGTGTCGGATCCTACTGTTGAAACTGTGCTGTTTGCCGGGACCGCAATCTGTACCGGTAGAGCACTTCCGGCTGTGGGGACTACTTGCCTTATTTTAAGAAGGATAAGACCCTCACACGGAAGGGCGATCCAAGCCCGTGGGTTAATACCGAAGACTGTATTTGTCGTACTGACAATAACATTCTTCGTAACCATCTCATACAACGATCCTATTTTAGAAACACAAGCCATATTAGCCTCCTCTCTTAATAAAATCAGACAGCAGCGTTGTTATTGCAACATCCGTTGTTACATCCACATCCGTTATTGCAGCAACCTCCTCCGAATACCTGTCCCCAAGTATAAGCCTGGTAAGGAGAACAAGAGGGGTAGGCCGGGACGGCCGTCGGGCGTAATTGACCAACGATATTCTGGGTTTGTTGCTGAGATAATGCCGAAGCTGTCAAAGCCGCTTTTTCTTCACGAAGTTGAGCAATAGTGTTCTGCATCTCCCTCATTTCCAACTGACAGAATTTGTCGTTGATCATAACGGTTTGGGCGTCAAGTTTCGCAGACAAGATATTGAATTGGCTTGTAGCTTGCTCACGATTGTTAGCCAGACCTTGGTTGAGACCGTTCTGCAAGATATTGGTTTGTTCCAACGTGCGAAGCTGGTTATCAAAACCTTGCTGAGTAATCATTCCCTGAGTCTGGCAAGTGCTTTGATTGATCAACGAACTCAGATTGCAGCAGCAAGAGCTGATTTGATTTCCTATTTCACAACCTTGTTGTTGAACTGCGTTGATAACAGCCTGAGAAGTCATACCTACCTGACCAGCTACTTTATCAATAGCACCCTGTACGTTGCAGATAGCGTTCTGAAGTTGAGTAGTAGAACAGTTCAAAGCAGAAGCAATCTGATCTATGGCGCTACGATTACCTTGAATTGCCTGCATCAAAAGTTCACGACCGTAATCGTTATTCAACTGAGCCGGCAAACCATTGGCGCAACAATCACCGCCATTTCCAAAACCGTTACCGAAGCCGCGTCCACCCCACAGCCAGAACAAAACAATTATCCAGAGCCACCAACCGTTAGCCCCACCGAAACCGTCCTGGTTGTTACGACCGTTCATCAAAGCCGCCACCAGATTCGGATCCATTTTATTACCACCTATCAAATTAGCAAACATGCCGGGAATCATTGAAAGAAGACCGTTAGTGGCTGCACCACCACCGTTAGCCCCGGCTCCATCTAAAAGGACGATTTTATCACCACCCATAATTTTATAGTATTTAATTGTTAAACATATGTGCATGAAGCACGTAACAAAGATCATGATTGCAGGGTGGAATATGGGTGTGTTTATTTCCTATAGAAGAGAAGTATTTTCAGAAAAATAAGAAGAGATGAGTAAATATCACCATAGACTCATCTCTTAATCACTTTTTATTGTAATAAAATTCAAGCCATGTCACACAACTTGAATTTATATTTATCAATTATATCATTCAAATCGCAATCTGATAAGTTGAACCATTCTCTGTATATCCCTTTGATATCAAATCTTGCATGAAGCTCGCTCTCTATATCTTTATTCACATAAGCTATTAATGTTAAGTTATCTTCTACAATAGACAACCCAGATAGCCTTCTTTTTACATCAGAGCTTTTACCTATTTTATAAAAACCATTATTATTATTTCTTATTATATATGTAAAATATTTTATACATTTTTCATTATACCTATCGATAGATCTATGTATTATATCTAATACCCGATCGTCATTTTTAATATTACAACAATCAAATATATCATAAATAAAATCTTTAAATAAAGATCTATCACACTTCATATAGATGATACACAGAATCGATTTGGGGAATAAATAATAGTCATGCCTAAATACATGACTATTATTATCTATTATTTGTTCTCCATTATTATCATATCTATATGATATATAATCTATTCCATCCTTAAAATTAAAAGATGATATTACATCCTTAATCCAATGTTTAAAATCATACTTACATTCTAACAATTTATGAACATGTTTTGCGTCAATCATTTTTCTGTCGTTTATTAACACAAAAGGAATACAAGTATTATCCATAATAAAAAAAATAGGCCCAAAAGAGAATGTCAGATCCCACTATGACAAACCCTAATGAGCCAAAAATATCTTTCAACATCAAACAACCAGAGGTGGGATCTCGTTGTTCATTGTTTCTGGAACAAAGATAGGAACAGGATTTTAAATAACAAATATTTTAATACTTTTTAAAACAAACCAGGGCCCGCATCACTGCGAACCCTGATCTACACTAATCTAAACTAATACCATGAAAAACTTAAATCTAAAAACTAAAGAACACACAAATGTATGAAAATGTATGGTTTTAACAAAGAATCTGTATCCTGTTCTTTTGTGTGATTCAAGACATGGGATATAGTTCTGATACTTAATCCGGTTTGATTTTGTATCAGATTATAAATATAGGATTTTGAAACTACAGTTCTTAATTGACCTAAATCATTCATAATGTTTTTATACATAAGATGAATGCTGTTGTTACGTTTGATGGTACTGATTCTCATTTCCTACTGTTATTAGTTACGTCCGGTTCTTACTTTTTCCTATTTCTATAATCCCTTCCTGAAACTAATATTGCAAACTTAATAAAAATAATTCATAAACAATGAAAATCTAACTTTTCTTGTATGTTATTGATATACGTGCATATATGAGAAAAGTGAGACTTTCACAAGCCTCACTTCCCAAATTATAACTATGAAAAAACTATATATATGTACACAAAAATTACCTACATTCCAATTTATTAAGATCATCCAATTCAGGCTTGCTTACGGTCATGTCTTGCGTCAAGCCAGATCTGTTTTGGTATGGAGCGTAATCGGTTTCTACCGTCTTAGCCTTCTGAGTAGAATCGTATTTCACCTCTGATTCGGTTCCTGTCAGATTTTGGTAGATAGAGCCGGAACTACTCTCGCTTACTTTAGACCATATCTTATTACCTACTCTTATAAAATTATCATAAATACCTTCGGCTGTTATAACACCATCTTGCTCTACGATATTAGGGCCCGATTTTTCTTTTAACAAATACGGGTGCCTGGTGTAAAAATAGTGTTCAAAATCATTCCCGGCATACGAAGGGTCATACTTCTCCAAATAAAACAATTCTGATAAAGAAGGGTCGGTACTGGTCATGCTATAATCAAACAACATCAACCTGTCTTTTCCAGATAAAGATAATTCTATTGATTTCAAAATATCAGGATCATCAGAAATAAGGCCCAAAGATGGACCAGGTTTGAAGTCAAGATACTTATAGGCATTATCATATAATTTTGTTTTATGGAGTTTGTTGTCAAGGTAAGATTGGTATAAATCGAATAAGGATAATGGGTTTTCGCTATCTTGTTTTTTGTTCATGTATCGACTATACTCCCGATCCACATCCACGTAAGGAACGTCAAGTACCGCCGGGTGTCCAAACGCCATCCTGGTCATTATCATGTCCTCCGTGTTCTGAGAATCCATGAACGATCTGACGTATTTTTTAATGGAAGCCATGAGCGTATTATTATCTACGTTCCGTACTTTCTCTTTATCCAAAACGCCGTTCTTAAAACAAGATTCAGGATATATTTTAGTAGAAAAATGAGTTAGGTTGTGCTTGGCTAACACTGTTGATATTTGATACATCTCGTTAATATCATCTTTGCTGATCCTTTGATATAGATTATCTCCTACCTTAAGCAATGAATGTTTCTCAAACGCTTCTACTGGGTCTATATTGGATTCAGAATAAACGATATTCAAATTATCCATATACTCCGGCAATAATTCAGAATAATAATCTGTGCTATCACCAAGAACATCATCTATAGAAGATGCCAGCGTTGGAGCATAATTTACATCATTATGCCTGGCCACATAAATATCAAGATCCAGCATCAAATTATCTATCTTATTCAAAGATTCTTCTGTGCCATCATAAGTTTCCGATGTCCCTATTATATCTATGCCAAACCACGTACAAGCCTCTTCTATATCCCATATCATGCTTCTTAAATCGGATTCGGTGTCGGCATTAACCCTATGTAAATAAGCTGATATACGAGCTCTTAGGAACTCTATTTTGCCAGGATTGTAATAAGACAGATCTTGTAGCTTAGACAAGGATCTTCTCTTGCCTTCTACCATATCATCCCCTTCTATGTTTATTACCGGAATCTTATTCGTAGATGAAAACTCATCAAACATAGATTCGGCAAATTCTTTATCAGAAACGAATTTCTCAACCAGTTCAGGGTATGAGTTTCTCAACGATTCAAAAGCAGATGAAAATTCAGAAAAGTTTTTTATGCCGGCTACTGTTTTACGCATAGCATAATAAAGCTCAGAAGGATTATATGGTACTTTTTTACCAAATTGGTTAAACACTCCCTTCTTGTAAACAATAGGACCATACTGATAGTCAACAGACATAAAATAATTATCCTTTTCCCTATCATGTTCGTTAATAGAACAATCTATTAACTTTCTCATGGAAGTCGAAACTTCATTTAAAACAGAAGGATCGGATAAAATACGACTTATTTCTGTTTCATCATACAAACCGGATCTCCTTAATTTCTGCTCATTCAGTATCAAACTGCCATCTACATAAAAATCGAAGAGGATAGCATTAGACAATGAAGACGCATTGAAAAAATAATGAGTAGACAAAAGGAAATCCCTTACATCCTTAATGTCCTGAGCCGTTAAAGGATCAGCAAAATAAGTCTGACGCTTCATATACGACAGCACGTCTTCTAAAAGAGGTTCGCCATTGGGATCGGTATTAAACATCTCCCCTGGAACCGGGTTGTTCCAATGACCGTAATACGACAAAAAACCAGGAGTGTAAGCCTTAGCCCATACCTGAAGAGCCCGCTCGCTGTTTCCTAATACTTTTAAAGCACTTTCGTAAAGGACGGAAGGCTCCCCGTTAGGAGCCTTAACCCGTTTTATTTCATTTTCCTTTTTTTCTATCTGACATTTGACACCCATAGTGATAAATATTTTAGACAAAGATAGTATAAAAATAGAAATTATGAAACTTCTATTTCATAATGCGAAGCCTCTGTCTCAACTATCAATCTTCCCTCTCCTTCGAACTCAACGCTATCATTTCCTGGACCAGTAACAAAAGGGAAATCAGATACGGATGTTACATAATCTCCAGAACCACCGGAGAAAGACTGACTTTTACTTTGTTTGTAATTGATAGTCAATTGTGTTTTACCTATCTGAAGAGTTCCAGATAAATTTTTAGTATAAGTAGTGGTAGTTGTAATATCCCCATTTTTATAACAATACATTATAAAGGTGGTAACCGGACTCTTTTTTATATTACTATCCGGACCTGCATGATAAGATTCATTTCCTCCAAATATGCTATAAATGTGACAATAAGGACCGACTCTTTTACTTGAAGTTTTAGCCTTATCCTCGACTCCTTTCAAAGATATAGTAACCTTACTCTTGTATTCAATATCCTTCCAATTACAGACTCCTTCACTTACGTTTCCAACAAACCTGTCATCAACATAAACCTCTATATTCCCCTGCTGATTGGTCTTCAACTGATACTGAACAAGATTTGAAACATCTTCGTATCTCCTTCTCATACTCAACACTCCTTATTTAACTCATTTATCGAATCCGAATTATCAGAACCTTCTACGAGATTCTTATTCCTATCTATCTCTTCCTGGCTCATATTACTCATCATATTTTGTATTTTTCTACCAGATTGAGATAAAGAGCGGATGAATGCACTGGAACTTATCTTAACTCCAAGATCCGGTTTTGCCCTAAACGCTTCACCGGTACTGATATTATACAAATCATACACACCAGTGTTCATATAGAACTTATATACCCAATTTCCGCCGGCTTTCTTGTATCCTAACTTAGTAAGATCAATCATACCCATTCCGAATCGGATTCCATTTCGAGCCATGATCTTATCAGGTATCTGTTCTACCTTTGCTGGAACCGCCTCGTAAGCTGCGTCGCCACCATACAAGAAAGACTGGACTGTTACTCTATGGACCTGGACCGGGCTTTCTTCGGATATCTGTTGCTCGTTTGATACTGATTTAGGTTTGGATATATGGATATAAGGTTCGTGCATAAAAGTTAATCCATATTCAACATCATAACCACGCACCTTATTTAAACTCCTTATGGCTTTAGTTGTATTGGAATGAGCTATAGTGTCTATACCGTATCTTGCTTCCATACGATCCAAGATAATATTAACATCATTGCCTTCCCCATAAACCTCTGCACCTTCTATAAGTTCCGTGACACCGGACATCTCAGAGAGCAACCAGCCTAATACCTCTTCCGGATTAGAGAACTTATACCCATTTTCATTGTAATTATCTATCCTTCCTTCTTTAAATCCAGGTAATTCGACATCTCCTTTAGTCTCTCCATCGCTTCCGGGTTGTCCTTCTCTTTTTCCATTACTCTCTTTATTGCCATCTTCCTCAGTGCGTACTGCACCGCCTTCTGCACTTCCTTCTTTTCCATCATTTAAAATATTATCTGATTCTGACTCTATAGACTCCACGACAGCATCATACTCTGGTATGCCGCTAAGGAAATCTGCTACGTTATTCAAAAACTCTATTTTTTCCTCGTTTGTCATATCAAGGCTTTCCACGGGCTCCCATATGGCAGGCAAGTTGTTTGATTTTATTGCAGTAGAAACATCTTCTACAGTTTTATTATCCACCGTAGGCAAAACTTTAGAAACCAAACTATTGATATCAGATTCCATTTTTTCTACTTCCTCTTTTGTGCCATATTCTTTTAGGGTATCCATGCCATTGACTCTAAGAGAATAATTCAAAGCCTTGCTCGGAACAAAATTAATATATTTCAAAAAGTTTTTCAACTCTGATATAATTTGTTCGTCAGATCTTGGCCCAACATAATCAACCACCACCTGATCTGTTTGAGAACGAAGCCAAGAAACGTATTCTTCTAAAGTCTTACCACCTTTACTGGAAGGAGTGGATATTTTATCACCTACTGTTCCTTTAGGTTCTAATCCCATTTCTTCCTTAAGGCTTTTAGGATTACCTCTCTCACGAAGAAACCTCAAATCACCTCCTACAATCTTCCTTGCTATAAAATCAAAAATATTAGCATAAGACGGCAATCCTTCTTTTTCTACATGAGATTCTATTTCGTTTAACATAAGAGAGAAGTTTTTCCTGGAGGTACGCTTCTTGCCAGGTAAAGACTGCGTAGCTTGTGCCGCAGGAGCCGGCTGAGCTAATGGCACCGGCTGAGTCTCCCGGGCAGCCCCTTCCTCTGGCATTTCCTCTTCATAAACTTCCACATCTTCTACCTTAGAAGTAACGGTCTTACCCTCATCAGAGAAAGGAAGATCATCCTCTATAAGCGATTTAGGTCTGGAAGATGATTTGCCAAACTGAATCCTGATCTTAGGAGCGACAAACATCTCACCTTCGAAATCTATTCCAGATTCTACTTCAGACGTCACAATGTCTTTCACATTCCTGCTTTCATCTTCTACCCACTTAACAACATCAGGAACCGTAGATAATTTTTCTATAGCCTCACGAGCTTTTCTAAGCCCTGAAATAGGATTCAAATACGATACTTGATACGAAGCCGGATCAAGACCTAACTTGGTTAGATACGCATTAAGATCTTGTATGTCATCTTGACCCATCTGTAGCAATTCAGAATCACCAGATTCAAGCAGCATATCTATAAAAGACATCCATTTCTGCCCTTCCTCTGATTCTACAGAACGTAGGCTAACTGGGAAAAGATAATTAAGACCGTTTTTACCTTTGATGACGACTACCGGAACTCTTACATTTTTGTAATTATTCCCCTTGTCATTTAATATAGAATAAGCAAATGGGAAGCCTGTGTATTTAGATCCGTTCTTAAGCACGACTTTGCCATTTAATACATATCCAACATCAGATACTTTTTCAGCACCTTTTTCGGTAATAGGGAGATTTTCTATCTGGCCATATCCTTGACCGTTCACCTTCATGTTAAACACCGGTCTTCCGGGAAGGGTCTGGGCAACAACATGCGTGCCGACGCCGATGGTAGCCGACCGGCCGGCGTCCTTCTTCCACTTGTTAAAAGCCGTTCTTCTTATTTTACTTATACCATCTATGCCTCCTGTATCAGCTTTTACAACAGAAACGAATCTGTTCCCACTCATGACCTTGATAACCATATTGGACACCAGTTTATTCTCAGCAGATTCTATTCTTTTTTTATCGCCGGACTGAACAGCATCATTGTATTCGGCAAAAAGAGACTGATTATAAGTATCATTTACATCTATTTCGAGATTAACCTTATCTCCTTTTTTCAAAGAAGATAATGCTTCCTGATCTATTTTATCTACCTCATTCTCTCCGAATCCGACACCCGTTCTGTACGGAACCAATTCATCTGAATCAAGACGCTTATAAACCAAAGAATAGGAATTACCCACGTCCTGAATAGACACGTCTGTGTAACGGTTAAGAACACGAGCCGATTCTTTGTCTATAGACCATCTCGCATGATAAGGCAGTTCAATTATAGTAGCCGTTTCTCCACCTATGTTAAGAGAATACCTTTTAGTGCCATTAGCGTTCGTTTCAGAGCTTATTTGAATAGGAACCAATGATTTTATAGAAGATATAAATTTATCGGCTCTAAGACCCGCAATTTCATACCTTTCGTTGCCATCGTTGGATATTCTTCTAACCATCAACGTCTCTGGATTTTGGGCACTATCTATGTTAGCTCCAGGCGTATTATCGGATTCATCTAACTCATTTACAAGAGAATCTATATTGGTATCATCCTCCCCAAAATTACTTAACGTAGATTCGGAAATACGACCTTTATCAATAATCCTGTTTTGTTCGATATAAGGAAGGAGATCTGTGATGTTTCCAACCTGGCCAAGATCTTCTATGGTAAATACAGAATCGGCAAGCTTATCTTCGTCAACCTTCTCCCCTTTATCCCGTCTGTTCATTATATCAACATACGAAGAAATAGCATCATCAAGTTCCTTCCTTTGATCTGGTTCTAAATTGGATTTAGCCATATCAATAATAGCTTTATTATCCTCATACACAGATCTCGGACTTGTAAGCCTATCAGCCTTCTCAGATAATGATTTTATGAGATTAACAGGACTGTCACCCAAAGACGATACATAATCATCAAAATCTTGTTTGTATTTATCATACACATCTTTTTCTCTCGCAGTAAGAAGATCGGCATTACCTGTATATAGTTTATCAATTATAGACTGCCTTACGGCCGGAACCATAATAGGATTATCCATAGCAGCCTCATAATCTTCATCCGATACAGACTCCGTAAGCGGTGACTCTTTTATATCATCTTCTGCTTCCTTCATCCTATCTTCCCTTACTTTATCAAGAGCATGCATAAAAGCCTTGATAGTCCAAGCTTCGTCTTCCGAAATCTTACCTTCTGACACAGCTTGATCTACTACCTCATCAGTGTCATATTCACCAACTTTATTAGGCTCTGCAAAATCAGGAACCTTGTCATCCCCTTTATAAGGAGTAGACCATAGAGAAGACAGCGCTTTTGAAAATCCCCTATTTTCCTCAGCTAAGAATCTTTTATCAAGCATCTTAGACAAGAAGTTATTCATATTCCTATAGTCCATCAAACTCCTTCGGTATTCATTTACCAAGGATCTCATGGCTTTGTCTTTGGCTGTAAACTTCTTTTCCTGTCTTGATTTTACATTAAAATAATCATCAAAAGCCACAAGCGTATCATAGGCTTCTATCACATCTTGTGAACTTATGGGAGAAAGAGGAGAAGATAAAACAGATTCGGTTTTACTTACCAGCTCTTCTATCGAAAACTCTTTTCCTATTAACGTTGATAACTCAGACAACGAATTATTATAATTGGTTCTAAGGCTTTCCAATTCTTTGGTTTTTCGTTGTATGGATTCAGCTTGTGGATCTTTCCCTTCTACGTTACGAGGGCGGGTAGCAAGATCTTCTATTTCGGATTCAAGTTCTTCTATCCTTGACCGTATGCCACGGATAGCCATCGCCCGCTCCCTTGCTCTGTCCGACAGCCGGGAGAACGTACTTAGCGCATCTGCCACGCGAGGCTGTCCTGAAAGCGTTTCTATGACAGAAGCTATGTCTTTCATTCTTGATTCTGATTGAAGACCAAGGAAGGCATTACGAGCCACGTATTTTCTAAATTCAATCTTAGAGTCATCACCTATAAGATCTTCGGCAAAACTCTGGGCAGATCTGAAATCCGAAAGACGATTGTTATAATTATCAATAATAGAATCCTTGTATTTCTTTGCCTCTTCTAAAGACATTCCATTAGCTTCGGCTATTTCCGAAATAGGCATCATATCAATCATCTGCCGGAAATTTTCAGCCGAATCCTCTAAGGTTCCCATTTGGTTGTCAATAGACATCTTTTCAAACATAGCATCATCAAGCTCCTTACCAGTCATAGACTGGGCATCGGAACGAACTTGAGGCCCTAAACTCATTGATTTTTTCAACGTATTCAAAGCCGCCGTGTTAAGATTAGAAGATGCTTTGTTATATTCATTCACTTGCCTTTCCAGCAAGATCTGACTATTACTATACTCTTTCACCCCAAAGAAGCCTTCTCTCATACCAAACAAAGAACCGATAATAGCACCGATTCCTATTTCAGTCCATCCTTCTTTAGACGTATATTGCTTTTTAAATCCTTCAGAAATAGCATCAAGAACATCAACGGCTCCGTTCATGGCGACATTATCATATCTTGACTTAACATATTCCTCAGCCGTATTCTGAACAGCACCTTGAGATCCTTCTTCCCATAAGCCTTCAGATACCGGTCTTTTCATGATATTGAAAACATTGCCTGCTATCTTCTGTCCTATATTGGGATTGGTTATTTTAATAGCCATCTCTCCCGGCTTCGCAACTTCCGTCCCTAATCCAAATAAATGCTTGTTGAGCCTCTTTTCCAACCCTGGTATAGCCTTGCCTCCTAACCCTATATACTTACCAAAAAGAAGCCAGTTAGATAATCCTACGATACCCATATTGGCGGCAAATATAGCACTACCTACATCAGCATTAGAATTACGAAAAACAGCCATTTCCTCTGCATTGGGATCACGACCATAAATCTTACGATAATAATCCTTGAAATCAGACTCAGATTGCTTCATAAAAGAATTTGCTTCAACCGATGACTCGAATCCGGCACTGGTAGCCAACAACGTCATGGTCTTAGCCGCCTCCCCTACATTTCTTCCGGTAGCAACTCCTTTTCTTACATAGTCGTTAAACACACCTTTAAGGCTTCCTATGCCCCTATTGGCAGCTTGCCTTGCTGCTAACTTAGCTCCGATTCTTCCACCTAATTTAGCGCCTATATTACCCAATGATCCAACTCCAAGTCCTCCGGTCATGTACGCTGATATCATGGCTCCTACGGTAAAAGACATACCATTACCAAGGACGTCATTCCACAAGAAATTACCGGTATCCTTAAAAAGCTTCTGACCAAAATTATAATCTTCTACCTCTTTCTTGTAATAATGGGGAAGAAGCATGTCTATTTGCTGGTCAAGATCACCTACAAACTTATCCATGTTAGTGTTTAACGCAGCTTTGTAACTTCCCTCAGATGCCATATTGATAAGTTTGTCAGGCAATGACACAACTCCTTGTGCACCGTACAATGCGGATTTTAAAGCGAATTTGCCTACACCATTCCAAAACTTACTCCATCCGCTCTGTCTCCTGGCATAATAATCTTCATTGTTTATACCCGGAATATAGTTAGAATATTTTGTACGCCATACCCCATCATTACCCATCTGATGACTTTCACGGATACTTACCTTCGGTCCATAGGGATTAAGAGGCGGCGGGGCAGGTGTAGCCCCCCTGTAGCTGTTACGAGCCAGTGCCTCTGAGTAGCTGTTGCTTATCTCCTTGGCTATATACGGTTCTTCGTATTCGGCAGCAGCTATCCTTGATGCGTAATCCGGAAATTTAGGTTGGGCATACACACCTTCACCAGGCATATAATTAGGAACCAGAGGCGTTGTCGTCTCTGGTAATGTAGCCGGAGTGTAATTCTCTTCTTCGGCTAATTTCCTTTGCCTTGCCACATCTTCGTAAGTGGTTTTAGCAGCAGGATTATATCTATCTATATTATTGTCAGCCATAAATTTTCTGCAAAAAATCGTTCAACTTACTAAACTTGTCATTCATATTGGGCGTGATATTTATTCCTCTCATATACGGATCCCTCATCTGATCAAGACGTTCTTGAACAGCCTCCTTCACGTATTTTACAAAGAAGTACTGAGGACACTTCTGGTGAATGCTATTCCAGTAATCCGCATACTCATCATTACCTGGATCCAAAGGAACAAAATCCGAGAACAACAATGCAGGATTTTTAGAATTTTTAGTCCTTTTGTCATAGAAATTGACCGCTACCTCTCTTGAACCCCTGTCATCCATTCCCTCCAACTGAACTGATATATTATCAGACATGTCAATAAAATTATCAACAAGGGTTTTAACAACATTCATTTCTTCTGGCTTAAGGTAAGAACCATGAACCTTTACTATATCATAAAGATCATTCTTAACATCAGCCTTAGAAGCCAAACGGGGAAGACCATTACGTATAAGATACTTATCATAAGAATAACCTTCCTTCTTTCCGGTATCTACAAAATCACAGGTTCCAAAACTTGATTTGTAACCATCCACCGGATAATTACGCTCCTCGACCGAAGGATCTATACCCGCCTTAAGAAGCTCGTCATTCGTAATCTCAACCCTTTCTGTAACATAAGAATTTTTACCGGAACCTACTTGAGCAGTCAAGAATCTTCTAACAGTGCCATTATCTATCTCGGCATCCATATTAATGGCATTAATAGCAGTAGGATCCAGATTATTTACCTTTCCTGCCATGTAACCAGACAATCTTCTAAACTGAGCCTTCTGCAAAGACTTTTCCGGTGAATCGGCATTCCAATTGTATCTTTTGTAAGAATCAAGGTAATGATACTGAGATAACTTATCAGAAATCTGATCAGGAGATACAGACATTTTTATCTCATCCTGCATCTGACCTGCTATCATATCAGACACTCTACTGTTTTTCTCAGCATATCTTAGCTGGGTAATAGTTAATGGTTCACCTTCCTGATAATCTTTTAAATCTATATCACCATCCTTATCTATGGTCATATAATCTGATATATTAAAATCAGGATCGCCGTTGAGTTTCTTCATTCCATTAATAAGAGCCAATGTACCAGTAGAAGAACCATTATTCTCGCTTGTAATAGCATCAGATATGTTTTTCCCCAACTTGCCGGCACTCGCCTTAGCTCCTAATGACGGAGATATAGCACTAAGAATATCTATTCCTCTTGAAGGGTCCATCATGTATTCTCTGAACCCTACGGCATCAGATACACCAGTTGTTATGGCTGTGGCGAGCAGGAAGGCTCCAGCCTTATCATCTGTATCGGTAAGATTTATAAAAGAATTTCCTTTCATAAACTTAGCATTACGAACTTTACTGATAATATCCTTATTTTTTTTAGTAACTATATTATCTATTTGATAATCAGTTATGTTATTTATAGCCTTTGTAGCTCCATTTGCCTTAGAATCAGAAAGAAGTAAAGCATCATAAGCTTCAGACAATCTGTTATTTCCTTGTCCAAAATATCCGTTTTTCTGACCTCCATTATTTTTTAAATAAGAATATATCCGTTCTTCAGGAGTCATATTAGCATACAATCCTGGGTCAGTTTTTTCTTCTTCGTATGATGCTGCAACGATATTACTTCTGTCTGTAGGAGATAATGAATTATATAATTTCAATAAATTTGCTCTACGCTCTGTGGAAGAAGATGTGAGTTGTTCATAAGGGATATTAGCCAAATTAACAGATCCTATCTTACCCGTTCCAGAATTGATAGCCGTAGGCCCGTCCATAGGAGCCATCGGCACTCCTACACCGCCTGCTCCTCTTGTGCCTCCGGATGAGCTTTCAGTGCCCATCTTGGAACCGTAAGTACGCATGTATTCGGTTTCAATCTTAGCCTGTGCAAGTTGCTCTTTTGCCAACGATATTTCAACCATAGACTTAGCATTATCAGTCAAAAACTTTTGCTGAGCCCTATCCTCTGCCAACCTTGCAAAATAAAGATCATCTTTCTTCCTTTCAAAACTTGTATTGTCGTATCTCCATGCATCAGTCATCTTATCGAAAAGATTATTGGTAACAACAAAATTAGCAGCCGCTACCGGATCTGATGAAGCTATTATCATATCTGCCTCCCTCTTGGCTTCTGCTTTCTGATTTTTAGCTTCCTGTATCTGACTGTCAATACGATCAATAATATCCTTATTATCCCCTACTGATTTCTTTTTTGCTTCCAATGCTCCTATGTGCCTATCGTATCTTTCGACATAAGACCCAATGTATTGACTAACCAAATCCGGATTACTGAACACCGGATTGGTAGCTGCCATGTATGATGCTTCTATTCTCATCTGATTCCTCATGTTTTCAGATAAGTTAGCAGACACAAAATTCCTTATCTGGGAATCAGTAAGCTCATCTACGTTGACTTCTATGATTCCACCAGTAGGATTACCTTTAACATCATATTCTGTTGTCTGAATCTTCTTGCCTTCGTTGTTTTTCCTAAAATCACTGACCAGCTTATTTATCTCCTTAGTATAATCGACATAAGGAGAATAATGAAGACCTCCCAACCTTGATCCTGCTTTACCATCTGACCTCCATTTGTAATAAGGGTCCAAAGCATGCCATTCATTAATAGGAGAATAAAGTTCAGGATGATTCTGTTTTATAGATTCTATTTCCTTCATAACCCTCTTGCCTTCTTTTGTGCCGGCAATCGCGTTAATGACCGTATCATCTAACACCGAACTTATCTCTCCTTGTATGGCTCTCGTAACACCATCAGAAGAAAGATCCACGCCTTTGAATTTTTGATTGATGTTAGCAATCACACCTGACATCTTATCTTCCATATAAGCGCGGGCTTCAGGCTTATCTATCTCTTGACCCATAAGATAATCTACCTGGGTATAGATCTTTTCACGAGCAGCATCAACCTTCTGCTGTTTGTACATCATGACGTCCTTAACAAGATCTATGTTGTAAGGACTAACATACGGGGCATATTGCCTTAAAATACTATACCGTGAAGCCACTATTTGGTCCTCCTTCTTCTTTTAATTTCATCATCTTCTTCATTTAAATTTCTCAAGTAAGGTGTGGAATAATCACCCATATTCATCACATCCTGATTACCTTGAACGTAAATAATTTGACCACTTGGAAGCATTCTCATATTTGGAGCTATGGAAGCTATGGTATTCAACGATGTACGAACATTGAACTTATTCTGTATCTCGCTGTTTATACTATCATAATAACGAGCAAGATTTTCATCCCTTATAGCCATAGCCTTCAATAATCCAGATTCATAACGTTGCCTTTCCGCTATGTTCTTATCGTCTGTCTGAACATAAGCCATTTCATTGAATCTATCAGCTTCGTTTATTTGCCTTGCGTTATTGAAATTTACTTCGTTAATGTACTTGGCTATATTGCTTCCGGCTATGGCGTTCATATTAGCCAGAATAGCGGAGCGCTGGGAGTCGGGCACGTTACCTACTGCGTCCAACTGAGCCGATGTCGCGCGGTTGAGCTCGTTGATATACTGATCAGCAGATTGCAGAACAGGATCTATTCTCGGAGCCTGATGCCTTTCCAATCCCTCTATCTCTAATCCGGTATCAAGCATCCTCAACATCTCAGGGAATATAGGACCTGATAAAGCAGGATTGACACCTTTTCTTCCTTTTGTATCATCTTCTTCCTCAGCTTCCGTTTCTACAGTAGTATTAATAACAGGATTTTCTTTCTTCACTTCTATCCTGCCTGGAGAACCTGGGTTGGGAGATTTAGCGCCGGTTCCTACAGGTTCAGCTTCTATAGGTTTTGATGCCGGATTTACGGCTTCTAAAACAAAGTCTGTTTCTGACATCAAACCGCTATCTTTTAAAGCAGCAAACTTATTATAATCGGCACCCAGAATCTTCTTAGCTGCATCAGATTTATCACCAAATAAGTCAACATAATTCTTTATCCCTTTTTCGTTCAACAATCTCTTTTGTTCAGGAGTAACTACATCCAATCCATAAAATGATCTGGTTGCCGTAGTTTGCCCAAATTTGTCATCTACGGCAAATGAGTTATATGCCGATTTACTTCCTTGGTCGTACTTACCAGCATCTTCTCCCCAAAATCCGTATTCGTCTCTAAATTTCTTGGCTTTTTCGGCATTGGCTATAGCACCTGATTCTGCCAAAGCCCATAGGTTGTTTAGTTGGCTATTGTATCCAGTCTGGAATCCTTCTGTATTAAAATCTCCATCCGTATTGTATTTATTAGCCCAACGGTTAATATCAAGCAAATTAGAAATAGCTTTGTTGTTTACCCTACCATAACCGGAACTGCTTCTGTGTTGCAGATTTTGATTAGAATTTACACCAGAATCAGGATTAAGGATCTGCTCTCTGTCTGCAACATCTACTATAGACATATTAAGAGCACGTCCAAACTGCTTCATTAAAAGCTGCTGTACTTTCTTACCCCACTCTATTTGCTCTTTGGTAGGGCCGCCTTCAGCCATTTTCCTAACTCTCTTTACATACTCATCGTATATCCAATTTTTAGCATCAGATTCAGATACGTTAAGAGCCTTAGCCTGCTTTCTTACGGCATTTAAATCAACCTTTCCGCCATCTCTAAAGAAAGCATCTATCTTTTCTTGGCGCTTGGATTCCTCTTGTTTGTTATAGACAATATCAGCAAAAGACCTGAATTGCACCTCAAGTTCGTCTATTTCCTTTTGATTATCATTTACGTACTTGGAAAGAATAGACTTATTCAACTCAGAAGTATTTTTATCCTTAACATCCTTATTCTTTTCCAGCCTCTTGAAAACACGTTCCTGATCATCATACTTTTCGGACAATCCTATTTTTTTCTTGTACCTATCAAGAAGCGTAGCATATGTATCTTTTTCCGTAGCTCTAATGCCATAATTTTCCCTTACGTAAGAAGCAAAATCATCATCAATAGTACGGTAATCTGAAATAATATGAGCTTCTGGCAAATCAACGGGAGTGCCGCCGTCTTCATGCCTGTTACCTTTTGCCTCCATAGGACCAACATCATCCGGAGTCGAAACATATTCTCCTTTTTCTATCTCAACATTAGCATTATCCTCCATAGTTTTAGGAAGAGGGTAAATGTATTCTCCTGTCAAATCGGAAGAATCTATTCTCTGTCCATTTCCGAGGTTAACACCACCGCCTTCACGTTCCCATCGGATAAACTGCTGCCGGCGCTCTTTTTCGAGCTTTTCCCTCGCCGCCTGCTCGTCTCTGCTGGCTGCATACGCAGCAGATGAAGCTCCCATGATATTACGAGTAAGACCTAATCCTAAACTAACACCGGACAAGGCAGCTTGAGCCACATTAGCACCGACCTTATTACCGGCTCTTATCCGACCAAGACTTGTACCGAACATTTGAGCTCTGCCGGTTAGATCAGGTGAATAATATGGGGTAGTCATAGGATCAAGAGGATTACCATCTTGGGAACGTTTTTCTTTAGAGGAATCAGCATCAACACCACCTAAATTCATTGCATTATCAACGACTGATTTCTCTACGTTTTTAACCATGCCCCTATTATCAGCGAGATATCCTGCATATCCTGCATCATGATTTTCAAAAAACGGATCGGATGTAGGCATACTACTAAATGGATTTATCTCCCCCTCCTCTGTTTCTAAAGTCACATCAGAAGGCATATATATATTCTGAATATCAGATTCACCCCATTTATTAACAGGCGTTCCATAATCAAGAATAGGCTGAGTAGAGGATACATTAATATCCTGTCTCTTATCCTGAACACTACCGCCAGGAGCGAATATCGGACGATTTTTTATGATTCGTAATCTCATACTATCTTTTTTCACAAAGATAAGAGAAACGAACGAGAAAATCCAACGTTATGGGATACGTTTAAAAATCAATCATGTACGGCAGACAAACCGCCCGAATCAGGGTCGTACTTAAGACCGCATGCCCGGCGATAGTTCTTAAGCGCTCTCTTGTACAAAAACAGCACTGTCTTGGAAACTATTTTCTTCATAGATTTGGTTAAAACCTCTTCTGTTGAAACAGACATCAGACAGCTATTCAAAAACGACCTGACATTGGAACCGAACAAGATCTTCACCATTTTTCTAAACGTTCTAAAAAGATATGATGCAGAAAGAGACTTTAAACCATTGCGAACCAGTCTCTTATTCAAATACGAAACAGCCTTTTCAGATAGACAGAGCCTATTCTTTCCTTCGCTATCTACCTCTGATGAAAACCACGAATATAAAGTGGTAGGATGTTTCTTAAGGTGATTGATGAAGGAAGTCATTATCCCTTCTTTTAAGGCCCTTTTGTGGGCTACGCATGCAGCAATCTTCTCTTCTCTTTTTTAAAGAGCTGTCAAGGCATCTAAACACCGTCCTATCGTCTCCGATGAAATACTGAGGACGTTCTTCCTTGAACTTAGCCCGGTATGCAGCATATCCTTCCTTACGAAGCATGTCTATCTGAGACCGGATATAGAACCTTACACACTTTTCTTCAGCCTCTTGCACGCTTTTAAGATAAGGAACTGACTTTCTCCCATATCGGAGATAATCATAAACCATAGCCTCAATAAAGTCATTGTACGGAAAGAATCTTCCAAAACCAAAGTTCCAAACTATGAAACATCGCACTCTATCTTTCCAGTAATCAGATATGAGAAAGTTGCTACAATATCTCAACTTCCTGTCTTTCTGATAGAAATGATGAGTATGTTTGTCATAAAATAGATTAAAATATCTCAAATTGCCTAAACACTGACCGGCTGGACGGCGTACTACATTGTACCCTAAGTTGCTGAAGCTATTGTATATAACTTCTATCGGAGAGACCTGCTCTTTCTTGAAGAGCTTGTCGTGTAACTTGTGAGGATTCATTATTTCAGTTATTTTTGTCTCCATATTGTTTTTGCTGTTTAGTGCAAATATATGATTTTACATAAAAAGAAGAAAATGCACTGCCTTGTATCCGGTTTGAGAGAAATAGGATACAAGGTTTTTTATTTTATGACGGTTTGGATAAGAGACGGGAAAATGACCCTGAACGTAACCGTCTGACCGTCAGGAGTGGGACAACAAATCTTGAATTAAAACTACGCCTATGAATAGTCTCCGTTTTCCTTAATATTAAGACCATTTTCAATGATCTTACTCATTATATTATTTATATTATTTTATATACTTTACCATTTATTCATATAATTGTTTACAGTGAATAAACTTAACGACCGAAGGGAGTTAAGTGAGTGAACGGATTGACAAATTACTTTTTCCGTCATTGTATTGTTCGCCTAATTGTGTTAAAAGATTGAGTATCGTGACCGAAGGGAACGATGCGAAAGAACTTATAATATTTAAAAACGACTGAACCTATCGACTGAAGGGAGATAGGTGATGGAGTGACGTTAATAGTTATATTAGGTAGCCAGTGGAGAATTAGGCAGGCTGGTAGGCGAGACGGGCGTCCATGCCCGTCAGGACAGTGGAGGTACGTAGGTCTGTTCTGTTAAACCAAGGCGATGATAGTTCCATCCTTCACGAAATCGCACAAAAAAGCCGGATTATCTTGATATCGTTCTTCAACCTTCGGTATCCGCATAACAAGTCTCAAATCCGGCTTCGCTTTATTAATATGAGAAATAAAATAATTGTTCTAATTATCAGTGACGCCTTTAATGCGAAGCTGAATATTGGGAAGCACGGCATTAATCAAAGCCATTTTCTTATCCTCTTCGCTTTCTTTTTCATGCTGTTTATACATCATGCTGTAATCACTGTCATCACCATCCTTTTTCCCGTCTAACGTCAGTAAATGATTTATGATGTCCTTACCATACGTTTCAGTCCATGTACGGAATCTCTCTTCCTCGGACTGTCTCTCCTGGGACGGGACTTCCGGGTTAGGAAGGGCGGCTACCACTTCTACCTCTGGAAGTGTTACCGATGCTGCTATTTCAGCATCATCTCCGAATCCCATTTGACCATACGAAGATACGGAATTTTCTTCAATTTCCAAACCAAGATTTTTAGCAACCTCCATAGCATAATTATAACGGTCATCGTTTCTTATAACACTCTTATGAGGACGTCCTGCTCCTTGGTTCCAAGCTACTACAGCATCTTTAAGGTTATCGGCGTTCATGAAGTCCTGCCGGCTGTAGTTGTAATACCCTGGTCCTTCTTTTCCTTTTCTTGTGTATAAGAAATTAGAATATCCGGTCTTTCCTTCGTATTCGTCAGCCAAGAACTCAAGTTGGTCTTTGAATGTTGGTGTAGAATGACCTTTCTTTTTGGCGTGCTTGAATAGCTTATCCATGCGCTCATTATGCCATTGCTGTATGCCGTATGATGTTCTGTTGTCTCCGTATATGTCATCTTTAAGACCGGATTCAGCCATGAGATTACCTATGATGGCGAGCGCCTGTATCTTAGACATACCTCGCTTTCCAGTAAAGTAATCATATGCTTCACGCTGTTTGCCAACTACCCCACCTTCTTTCTTGACATTGGTATTGTATCTCTTTCCATTCCACGTAAATTCCTTAAGACCTTTTTTCCTGGCTTCTTTAAAAGCTTCACCTCTTGTAGTGGAAATCGGGTCTTGTAATTCAAGATCGTTTTTTATGTCAAGAATAGCATCAATAATACTATCATCCTTTTTATCAGCATCATCTGGATTATTAACATTATCCGTAACATAAGATTGGCTTATCAAATTTGATACGCCCTTTCTGTTTTTATAAGTTCCTTCTTTATCTGATGGAGCTTCAAAAGCATATACAAGTGGATACGAATAATCCGTATCTGGATCTTCTGACATAAATTCGTTTACTGCATGAATAGCTTTATCGTATTTAGTATCCTTTATACTATACATCCCAGCATCTTGAACATGATCATAAAATCTGTCTATCATGTAGTTTATATATCCACGCTTATCGCTCTTAAATCTTTCTTTATCTCTTTCAAACTCTTTTGGCGGATATCTTTTATAATATTCTTGAAAAAGTCCCCTAAATTCTCCATCCTCGGATACAGCGTAGGGGTTTCCACCAGATTCTTCAATAATATTTCCAAGTACGGCTTCTATCTGGCGTTGATTAAAACCTTTATCATATAAAGCATCATAGATCATATTCATCCCTTCTACGTCCATAGTGCGATGCTTACCTTTACCTACACGCTTCATATTCTCATATTTGGATTTAAATAAATCCCAATCTATTTCTGGCTTAGAAGACTCCCCTCCTTGTTTTTTGGATCTTATCTCCATCCTTTTATCCAAATCATTCTTGGAATCAATAATGGATCTAAACAGGATCTTGTTTGGATCGCTCTCTTCGTATGGGATTTTATCTTCCACATAATCCCTGATTTCAAAAGGATATCCTATCGCGTCAAGAGTCTTAGTAATAATCCCTACTTTAATAGGTTGATCATTCCTATAAAAATCATACTTATCCTTTACGACCATCCTGCCTCTATCATCACGGTACATGGTAAAACTTGATAAGCCTGATAAATCATTTAAATCGCCGTAAGCATCCGGTATAAAATTGTATTCGTTAAATACCTGATGTTCTCCGGTTCTGGCTTTTTTTAATAGATCCATCCCCTCTTCCACCATTCCAAGTTTCCTACTTGTTACATCCCTTAACTCCTCCAAATCAGATACGTCCTTGCCTGCAACTTTTCCATCAATTATCTTATTATCTAATGAATCAAGTTCCTTCCCATATTTTTTAGCCATTTTCTCCCACCCACCATTTATCCTGTCAGATATAATGGATTTGATATTATCTGGTATTCTAACAATCCCGTTTTCCTCTTTCAGGTTATTTGGTTGGTTTAAGAATCTAAACCAAAGATTCTGACTAAAATCATCTACATTGGCTTTCGGAACATCTTGACCAAAAAATTCCATTATTTTAGTTTTTAATCCTCTTTCGTTAGCATACACATCAGGTGTTATATTAGATGCCAGATATTCTCTAAGTTTTACAAACGGACCAATTTTATTCCATAATGTTTTTGGTTGTTTGTCTCTTACATAATTTTTAGTCTTCTTTTCCATTTTTTTCTTCCTCTAAGAATCCAAACATTTCATCTGCGCAATTACCAACAAATCCGGCTATGTAAGCTGCATGTTCATCTTCTCCCACCTTAAAGCCAAGAGACATATTACAATGTTGACATACCGACATAGCTGCATGAAATGATTCATGACATATGTTTCGTGTAGTCATATCATTCTCACTTTGAAAATTCCATAATAACTTAAAAGCTCTATCATCTCTCTTATCACGAACAAGATTCATAAAAGAGACTTCTGAATCTAAATCGCCTTCATCTCCCCATTCTCCTTCATGATCCGGTTCTGCATTCTCAAAACGATCACACAGTGTTTTGTAATCTAACCCTATGGTGATAATCAACTTTAGTGGATATATCACAAAATCAAATTCTTTTTCTTTCATTCTTTTTTTTTTCAACAAATGTAAACAAAATAGCCGAAGAATGACACCATTCATTCTCCGGCTTGTTATGATAAATCTCTTCTTATGAAAACAGTATGAGTATAAGATTTAAATCTTAATCTTCCTAATTTCCTCAATCATATTCTTATATCCGCAGAACTTGCTGTTAATAACATCGAAGATAGATTCTGACCAGCCAGCTATGTTCAAGATATTAGATCCTCTGTAAAACATCTCACTTCCATATCCTTGAATAGAAATAGAAACGATTTTGCAATTTGGATTCACTTTTTTAAACCCTTTCAAAAGTTCGGAGAATTTACCATATTCATAATTGGAACTTTTCTCCCATACAACAGATTCACCGTCTCCTATCTGCATATCTGAAATAACGTACAAGTTATCTACTTTGATCTTATCTTTAGCGCACTTTTCCAAGAATGCAAAAAGACCGTTTTCAGTGGCACCACCGCAGTCTCCTCCGGCAGTAAAAGATTTTTTGTTATTCCATAAAACGCCTTTACTTCTATCATATTCGTAATTGATAAGTTTGTCACCAAACATACCAATAAATACGTCAGGAAGCACAGAAGCAATCATACAGCCAAATAAGTTACCAATGACAGCCGTACTTGTTTTGCTAAAGGCAGACACCTCAGAAGATCCTCCCATATCTCCACGTACAGAGCCAGAGTGGTCAATCAGGATAGCCGACCGCCCCTCCAATACCGGCAGGTTCTTGCAGGAGATGGTTATGGCTTTCTCCAACGCATCTAAAATCTTATCTTTGTTACGCGCTGTTAATTTAGCACGTTTTTTATCCGACTCAAATACAATATCATTTTCGGAATCATCAGTGCCTATATTTTCAACCTCTTTGAAAGCTGAAGCAAAACGGAAAGGAAGCATCTTCGAATTAAGCACCTTCTCTTCTATTGTAAGCTGCCTACAAACTTCATCTATTTGATCAGGCGCGTATTTGATTATGTTTACAAGGTTACGAACCATATTAAAAATAGGCATACCTTTTACATTAGAAACCACGTCCCGAATAGCGTCACCTAAAGCTTCTTTCTTTTCCTTATTGTCTTTCTTGTCCTGTCCGGCTTTAGACATTTCTTTTTCAAGAATCTTGCTTTCGTATAATCCAGACAAAGACCGACCTTCTATAAGGTACTGGAAAGCTGTTTTGTTAACCTGATTGCTTTTGGGATGAAATAAATTCACGAGATCAATCATCGTAATAACCCTACTGTCCATCTTGTACTTGTCAATCCGATACGGATCAAGACCTTCCAAGGCTGCTTTAAACCCTTTCTTAATAGCACTGGATATACCCCTTAACTTCTTTGGATTTTTGTCGTTAAGAGCCGCATAACAGCCAAGGATTTCGCTCATATCATCAGGACGCATAATAATCTTGTTATAGAACCTTGAAGCCCATTCCTTACCCGATGCTTTGCTGGCAAGGACAGAAGCCATAAGATGCGTAACAGACCGTAGCTTCCCTTCCTTCCGGACATACAATGCCGTCTGTGCTGCAAAATACGGATCCACCCAATCCATAAGATTCTTAATTCTTTCTACTTTATCTTTTTCTTTCTCATAATAAGAATCGGACAACATGGTAGTCATTACCGTAGACACCAACTCTTCTTCTGCGTTAGGCTTATACGCCTTCTCGCCCATGTGATTCACGATCGTAGGTTTAACACCTTCGTCCTTTTTGTTAAACTTTCCCATTTGTTGTTGTTTTCTTTAAAGTGTTATACAAAAAAAGCAGTGATATTACTACCACTGCTTGAAAAAAAATATATCAAAATGAATACTCAATGAGGGAAAAGCTGAAGTTAGTGTAAACAATGAAATAATGGATTTGAACCATTGACACATATCTTAAAAGGATATTGCTCTACCATCTGAGCTAAATTCGAAGTAACTAACCCCATCACCACTCATTAGTTTTTATGTATTTCAAACAGAGGAAAAACGGAGCCGGATAATTAAAATGAAAATATTGGATTCGAACCAATGAAAAGTATTATTACAGAATACCGCGTTATCCACTACGCTAAGTTATCCACTACGCTAATTTTCGAAGTAACCGAACTCCTCACCATCTGTATATTTTATTAAAACAGGGAAAACATGGAAGGTATTTTGATATGAAAGGAGGTTTTGATCTACCAACTGATCTAATTTTTCTTACATGAAAAATACAGGACTCGAACCTATGACTCAAACCGAAGTATCACCTCCATCACCACTGTTTTATATCATAATCTCTCTTGATTACGATGCAAATATAGACACTAAAATATGATTTACAAATTAAAATGATTTAAAATATATTAATTTGGATAAATAAATGTAGTGAATAATATAAAGTGGTTATACACAGCCTTGCACTTAAAAGTATTACCCTCTACTTGCTAATAGGCAGAGGGTAATACGATATTATCTATTCTTAATCTTATCTTCGGAAATCAACCACTGGAATATGATTTTCCGGCTGCTAATTACTTTCTTTATCCTCATCAGCATCCAACTTCCTCTTAACCTATCCAGCCATGACCGTCTGAAATTAAGGGCATCAGGATTAACTGACTTATTTATATCGTTATCGTCCTTGATCCAGATAGGGGTCTCCGATCGGTCATCATCAACCCTGTTGAAGAAGTCATTTAACTTATGTCTTCTATATACCTCAGTATCCAGGACCTCAGTATGGTCACCTACGATCTTCGGATATGATATACGTTGTGCTAAATTATTCTTTTCTTCTGGAACAAGATGAATTTCACCTGAGTTGTTTGTGTCGTTGTAGATAGTTATCGTATCTAAACCTACTTTCCTGTCAAGAGTGTAATTCACATCATCGACGTATTTCCTTGCATCAAGCTCATACTCAACAGAAGCCAGCGTAGAACCGTTATATTTCTCTTTTATCGGCACTTCTAATATAAATGGATATGTTGCTCCGTAAAATGTCTGAAAGCTCTTATTCGTCAGCAAATGGCTCCATAAGCCGCCTTCTTCGTCTGATGTCGGGAAGTTTATTCCTGTCTGAAAATATTGTTGCTGTTCTATATAATAGTCAGGACAGAACGAATAATAAGAAATCCATTCTTGCTTCAGACACGAATATCCGATAGTGAACGACACGTCTTTAAAATACTGTTCGTCTTTTAAAGATATTTCCTTATCGTTTGACAGTACCTCTGTTTCATTGTACAAGAACCTTCCACCATCATATTTATAATATGCTGGGTTCTTAACAGGTATATAATCTTTTTTCGTGATAAGTACCCTCTTATACCGATTATCCCATCCAAGAGACAGACCAAGACCGATAAATTTATTGTCTGTATCTTCTTCTGTCATCTCTGTACCGGTTAAGATATTAGTTATTCCGTATCTAAGAATCTTAAACGGAAGATGACGCTTGAGCCAATGTCTGATACCTACACTAAGTTCCTTGAGATTACGTCCGTTCGGATCGGTCATAAATACCTGTGCTCTTTTAGTATCTACCCAGAAGTGACCAAATTCTGAACTAATTATTTCAGTACTCTGGGTTCCAGAATAACCGAGGTCGGTCGTGTTGTACTCCAGAGGTCTGGACGCGAACAGACCGCCGGTGCCCATCTCAGCCTGCCCAGGGGAGGTGCGCTCCTTGATTACGTCTATGGCGTTATGGAGTGAAACCTGATCCTCGAACCTGACAAGAATCTGATCGGATTCAATACGCTTCATGTGAATAAGCTTCCCGTTGCTGGTTGGGAACTCATGATAGTCCATAGGCTTGTACGTTAGCCACGGATCTGTTTGACTGTTTTCAGATACGTCAGCCCTACTCCATATAACACCATTAGGTCGCTGGTAAGCACAATCATAAAAACGACGTTCGTATGTTGCCGGCAATACATTAGGAGTCAATGTCATCCTCGATGAATAGATAGGACTTATCTTGTAATCATTGTCCCTATGGATAGACACGTTCTTTTCTTGTGTCCACCAAACAAAATCTCCTACTTTTGGATAGAATAATTCATGAGGCTGAGGGCCCTCTAATCTGAAATTACAATTTATTTCAGATTCTACAAGGAACTGAGGAATGCCATAGAACCATGTATAAAATCTGCCATCTACATACTTACCGGAGGTGTCACCGTTCAATTCATACAAGCTCTTCCTATTTGGGTAAAAAGCATATCTTCCTTTATTAGACGATGTCCAACTATTGAAACGTTCGTTATCCGTGGTTTCAAGCGCATCTTCCCCTGTATCATAATTAACAAAATATCTTGGATATCCTACATTTCTATAATCCATGTAAGGGAAAGGTATCATATCTCCAATACCAAAAGCACTATTATAAAAAACAGGAAATTTTCTCTTTAATGAAAATCTGGTTATCACCGTATCACCACCGAACATCAGTTTCTTTTCATTAGTGAAAAATCCACATCCACCTATGGAAATCCATTTTATATCTTCTATTTGACCATATTGATCCGGCCTATATCTCATAAGCCTCATATACGGAGAACAGATGTATGAAACTGATTTGGATTGCTCGAATGTTCTTCCTGCTACAACATCTCTTCCAGCAATAACCGAATCATCTATACGGCTACTGTCGTAGTTGTAGACATAGTTCGGATATTCCAATAAATATTTCGATTTACCATCTCCTTTTTCACCTGGATCACCAAATGATAAAAATAACGAAGATTCACGATCTATATTATTAACAAATAAGAATCGTCCCTCATTATCGTTTTTACCGGTTCCCCATTTAGATGACATGCTGGCATCCATCATAGGATATACACCAGACTTCATGTACTTAACAGAAGATAAACCACGAGCAAAATTTCGTTCATACTTATCCTGGTCTGTTATACCTATCATTGAATTATATAATCCTACAGAAGTATAATACCATGCATGATTACGTCTCGGTCCATTGTTTATAAACGTATTAAGCCAATCATAACGGTACTTACCGTACAATATCGGGCCCTTAGCAAGAGTTTGACTGATGGTTGACACCATTGAAGAAAACAGCATGGCTACACTTAAATTCGTTAGGAATCCTCCTCCGGTAAGACCGGCCGACCCTCCTATGTATCCAGACTGAGCCCTTATCTGAAGCTCTTCTGCTATCATAGCGGCTATTGTGGCACTTGATTCAACTGCGGCAAGTGACGCAGCCATCGTATAAGCAGCAGGACCTAAGATAGTCCATTTTGGATGATCTTCTACAGGCACAAAACTGCCTACAGACATTCCTCTTTGGAACCCGTCTATACATACTTCATTTGGAAGTTCGGGCTTGTTAAAATAAATATCAGGCGAACAAAATGAATACCACACGTTTCCTCCTTTGTCGAAAGGATGGGATATAAACTCGTCTCTTTTGCCAGACGTATAATTATATTGATCCTGTGATAGGTCATTATATGGGTAATTAGGATAGATATTTACATTACCATCGTCTCCTATGTATCTAAGCATATCGTAGGCCAATCCTGAAGCCACAACCGACCTATTTAGCCTCCTATCTCCACGATACAGTTCATATCCTACAATCGTATCTCTTTGTTGTTGCGTAATCAAACCAGAATCCACCGCAAAATCCAAAAATACTTGTATGGTGTTCTCATCCACCATAATACCTACCGGATATATTTCAGAAGCTATGTCATATCCACGTTCATCACTGTTCATAAAAGGTATATGCTTGTTATCTGGGAACCGGTAATGACGTATAGGTTGTTGGCAAAATACGGTAGAAGTATCTACTCCTCCATAAGAATGGCCCTTGAAATAAGATAATCCATTTTTGTCTGACAAAGGAGCACCATAATATTCTGTTAACTTATTCATAATATTAGAATAAGCTTCTGTTTTTTTTGGATCATCATAAGATCTACCTGTGTCTATTTTCATCCTACTACTATCATAAAGTTCAAAATTAGCAGGATATTTCTCAGATGATTCCCAATATGCAAAATCCCCGTATTTATAAGGACGAGGCTTGCAATTAATAGGCCTATCTCCACATGTCTGACATTTAGATGCAAATAAGACAGTTGATCTAAGTGTTATAGAATCCACAGACAAATCAATCTTATTTACCTCCTTTTCTCTTACACCAAAAATATACGGATATATAGTTTTACCTGTAGCAAAAGAAACGCCTAAAATAGCACGAGACGGTTTCTTGCTTGGTTCCTCCTCCTCGTCTGGAGTATCCTTATTCTTATATTCACAAAATTGTATTTGTCTGAATGTCATTATCCAAGGAACAGCTACAACCGGAGATTCTATTGTTACATAAAAATAATCTTGTTTTATCGTTTCTTTAAAGAATTTATCATCTATAGTTCCCCATGCGGGTCTTGCTATATTGATAATAACCGAATGTCCTGAAGCATGTTCCGGCCTATCGAAATCTACTGGTATTATGCCAAGTGGATTCCATGTCTCTATATCCTTCCAAAAAGAAACACGAACGTAATTGGTAGACACAGCATCCATTATACCATCTATCTTCCCAAGGGCTTCAAGATAAAGGACCTTATTTTCTTCCTTATATCCTTCTATATCCCATTCCTCCGGCCTATTGATTCTAATAAACCTGGCATTGGTCATTACATTCCTCACAAACTTGCGTACTACAAATTCAGAAGCAAATCCTATATTAAGTTTATCTCCAGTAGGATTTTCAAATGTTGCATTATTTACATACCCCTCAAATTCCCAGTCCGTTTCAGGTATGCCAGTGTCCGCATTTTTGTATATCATATCCTGGAGCTTCTTGGAAGCATCAGGCCAGAACTGTTCAATGCAATATTTCGGTCCGTTCTTTGATCGGTATTGATCATTTATTACCGTACTCGTTGATCTTCCAGCCCTCCAATTACCTTTTCCATTTATCTCTTGACTCCACCCATCTATATGTAAAATATATCCTCCAAGGATGTAATTATTGTTTTGAAAGTTATTATAATCAGACCTTGAAACAGTAGGATCCGAACAATAATTTTCAATATAACAACCACATGTACAAGGCATTGTATCAAGAATATATATTGCATCTGACACTGTTTTTAATATACTCCCTGGTTGTAAATACGGATAGAACTCAGAACAAAGATGCCGTTCGCCATCGCCGGATACCTTACCTGCGTCGTCACCAAAAAATGCTTCATCCATCCATTCAGACAAAGAATCCATTGTATCGTAATTGAATAGAACAGAATACTTATTCTGGTTCTCACCTCCGGTTGTATATAAATAGTCGGTAGACACGTGCTCCATGTCTTCTAATTCTTTATATATATAGTCCTCTACAATACCAGTTATTAAAGGAACTGGAGCTGACAATATAGATTCTTGACGATGAGGTACTTCGCAGTCTCCTTCCATTTCTGGTAACCTAATATGATCAATTGGCTCCATATAATCCTGTGTTCCATCTTCTCTGTATTTGGTAGCTATATCACATATCTGTCTTTCATTGTTTCCATTCTCCTTATTATTACAAGCTACAAGACCTATATTTTCAGACAAATAATTTATAGGGGTTCCTACAATATCATCATAATCGATAATAAATCTTGATTTCCCTTTAAAAGTAGCGAAATTGCTTTCCACTATAACAGTTTGACCTACAGTAGCCGGGTTGTTACACTCTTTCTGTTCTTCATCTATAACAACCGCATCGTCGTCAATCAATACCCCATCTCCTGCCGTATTGCTATACTGCCATACATATTTCCTTTCCACTCCTGAACAATCCGGAGCATATGCGTTTATAGACTGGTATGGGATACTGTCTTTGTTCATTTCCTCTCTTGCCTTATCAGAAGGTGGGGGGATAAGAACGAATGCTGGAGTTTTATAACCAGTAGATGTCTTAAACGAGATAGAAAACGGATACACTTCATTCCTCATATATCCCACATACAACGAACAAGCATTACCATCCTTATATAAATCTTCGTGGGCTACAGACGCCTGCCATTTCAAGAAATGACCCATGAGGGAAACTACAGGCTGTAAATTCCATTCTTTTTCTGCCGTAAGACCATATTGAAGAAGACGGTTTCCAACCGATACTATTCCTCTTGATGTATTATATATGGCTCTTTTTAAAGAAATATGTTCAAATGTTGTCCTCTTATTATTAAGATCAGAATAATAGTATATGGTCTTCTCTGTAATAGGATGAATACCTTCTATAAAATAATCAACTACAGGTTGTGTTTCACCATTGTATCCTACAGTATTCTGAATAACAGCCACCTTGTAATGGCTGACTTGCCTATCCAGATTAGACACCTTAAGTCTTATACCAAGATTAGTTCTTTCTCCCCATTTACCATCATTTATCCTGATATATTGCTCATCAAATACATGAACAGGGTTAGTTAATGAAGTATAGTTAGTTTTCTCGTTACCAAATTCATCGCACAAGGCCACAGCAAACTGATACACGCCCGCACGCAGGCTGCCCCCGTACTCTATCTGTACCGGCTCTACACATGGCTGGTCCAGTAGTGGAAACACCCTAAGTTTCTCACATGCCAGAAAACAACCATTTTCCTGCATGAACTTTTTCCTATCGTATTCTTTATCGCATATCTTATACCCATGATAATGATACCATATATCACCTTCATCATCAGGAGTCAGAGCCTTGTCTACAATAACATACCTGGGAGGATTATAATCGTCAGTCCAGTAAATACATTTCCCACATTTCTCTGTCTTTATTTCTATGGTTTTTATAGGATGGTAGATAGAGAACTTAAGGCACGGATCTTGCTCGTTGTCTTCAAGCAGGGTTTTCATGCCAGAACACAACGACTCCGATCCTTCTACCATAGATTCTATATCAGAATCAGACAAGATACTTGTATCGGATTCAGGCTTGAAATAAGTTATTTTAGATACGCCTGTTTCAGGATTTGTTATAAAAAAATAGATATTGCCCGAAGTAAGATCATTCTTATAACCAATAACTTTAAACCCATCGAAATCAATGCATTTAAGATTACTGTGCTCGTTAGATCTCATTCCAACATTACCATCCTCGGATTCGATGTTGGCATTCAAGGCAAACGTATAATGCTGATCCGTAAGACTCGACGGATGCAGATCGCGATTCATACCTGTTTGAGGAATCGCTATGTTTCTGTTATCTTCTAATGCCATGTTAATAACTGTTTGTCACAAAGATAGCAAAAGAGATTTAATAATGGATTTCTAAAGTAGGTGAAGAAAAGAAAGGTGATTATATACCACTTTACACCAGAAATGTAAAATAGTATATATTTATACAGAAATACGTACCGGGTTCCACCAAAACCCTCTACCTTCTGGTAACATCGTTACATCAAAGGATT